TCAGGGGGCCTGGAAAAAGGGGAAAAAGCGGCTCTTGGGGCCGCCCACGACCAGCGGCGGCACGACCCCCACGAGCAGCGACGGGGGGAGTAACTTCGGCTCACCCCGCTGGGAGTCCCGCATGACCTGACACACTTCCTGCCCAGATAACGCCCGATTGTAGAGTTTAATGTCATCCATGGCGCCGGGAAAATAGAGCGACGGCGCTGCCACGTCTAACGTGCCCACCACGGTCGGCAGCGTGGTCACCGGGTACATCGTCCCCGAGGCCCCATTAAACGTGGTGGGGAGACAGTTGGTATACCCTTGCAAGCCCGTGGCACTACTGTAGGTATAGGCCAGATGCGTCCAGACCCCCACAGGAATGGCGCCAGGATTGGCATTGTCTTGTTGCAGGTAACTGGACGTCGACGTGACAAACGACACGTTCATGCCTCCACTGGATCGCACGATAATATCGCGGAATCCACTATTATTCCCCCCCGTCACGAGGCCTTGATAGTCGTTGCCGGTGGCGGTCCGCTTCATCCACAAGAGGATACTGACGGCGGGGGGCCACAACTGCGCAGTGACCGGATGGGTGGCATAATCATTCGTTCCGTCGAAGCGCATTTCGCCCTGCCCGCCAGGCCGCGTCGTCGCCCCCGCGCCACTACTCCCCGCCGTGTCGATATTGGTCACGGCTAGCGGGAAGCGCCCGGTAAGATCGTACCAGGTGCGTCCCCCGCTCACGCCTGCGACCACGCGCCACCAAGCGAGGAGCCCCTGGGCGGTCGGCGCATTCCGGTCCAGCCGGGGTTGCGCGAGCGCTGGCGTACTCAGCAGCGTTAGCAGCAGGAGCAGCGCTAGGGTATTTGTAACACGTACGGGGTGCATCGTAAGGTCCATGGGGCGCCCTGGAGGGTCACGCCCGTGCCGTCATTTTTGAGGAGAGCCTTGAACACCCCCCGCGGGAGTTCAATGCTCGGAATCACAATGCGCTGGGCCGTGCTAACCGCGCGCAGGGGAAAGATGAAATCAGGGATCCTGGCTGGATCAGCGCCAGTAGTACCGTCTTCAAAATTGGTGCCGTCTGCTTGCCGAATGAGCCACACCACGACCGCCGTATTGGCTGCCACAGTCCCACTCCAGGCCCCAGTACTCAGCTCACAATCTGCGCGGGTGTAGTTGGCACTTGCAAGCGTAATGTTGCCAGAAAGCACGCTGGAGCCACTCGCCAATCCGGTACTCGTGGTAATCCAGGTGTCGATCGTGCCCCGGAGCCACACGAAGGGGGACGCGGCCCAGAGCGGTGACACCCAGAGCACAAGACTCAGGAAAAGGAGGGAAGCAAGACGTGTCCTCATGGCAGTGGCCCTCCTCGGAGCGCGTACCGGATATCGTGCTGCGTCAAGAAGCCTTCCCAGACAAGAAAGCCTGGATCCGCAGTCGTGCCGGCATTGGTTCCGGTGACATAGATTTTTTCTGCGCGGGTGACGGCGCGTGACGACTGCTGTTTAATGTGGTTGCGATTATTCGTGGCATTGCCCGGGAGTTTGAAAATCGCATCGAGGGCACTGTGGACATTGGGCAAACTCGCGTCCATCACCAGGCTCGGGCCATCAAAAAAGTCATGAAAAGTCATCAACTCCTGAACAGTCAAGGTCAAGTAGCCATTGCCCTCAAAGATAAAGCTCGTATTGGCAGGAGACTTCTCAAAAAGAATCGTCTTGCGCGTCACGGCCGTTTTGTAGACCTGGAACGTGGGCGTCACTGGTTGGTTGTACCTGTCCGCAATGACCTGATCCCGCCCGGCGGCGACATCGGCTTGATTCTCGTTCACGTCCGTCACCGTAATTTGGGTCTTCAGTTGCTGATACTGCGCCTCGGTGAGGGTCGTTGCTGCGCCGCCCCAGACTACCCAAGGCACTAAGAGGAGCAGCCCGCACACCAGCGTTATGCACCATCCTGAGCTAAAAAGAGTTCTTTGAGTCGCCATGCATACACTCCATCAGTTCGTAGCAATCACCTGATGTTTGCCGTCCGCTTGCGAATAGGACAAACCAATATCAAACCAGCCCATCCCGGCAGCCGTGGCAGGACAGGTCATGGCGAGAGGAATATTGGGCGACGGCAAAAAGCCTGCTGTGCTCAGCGTCAAGGTCTGCGCGTTGGTGCATTTGAGACTAATACGCGTCAGCGTGCCATCCGTCACCGTGCCACTCACGGTAATGGTGAGCGTCCCCGCCGCCCCGGTCATGGTGTGCCGGCACAGGGCGGCGATCTGCGCATTGCAGTTCAGGCTGGTGGCCGTGCCTGTACTCGTGGTAATGCCGCGCCCAATGCCCCGCGTGGTGGCCACGGCCCCATACTTGGCGGAGACCGCATTGTAGAGCACTTTCACGCGATCCGTCGTGGTGCCGTCTCCGGTGGTGGCACTCGGGAGCGGAATGCCGTTTTCGGTGGTATAGATGGCGTGCCACGTGAGCGCCCGGGGCGTGGTCGACTTAAACCGAAACGAGACCTCTTGCTCCTCGGTGGGATTGCCGCCCGTGCCGATGGGCGCGTTGATCGTGAGGTCCCCGGTAATGCCATCGACCACCACGACATCGGTCGTATCCAGATTGGGCGTAATGGACAACGGCGTCCCCGCCGGCGTATACGCGACCGCCTTGGGAACGATTTGCTTATTCGTGACCTTTTGCGGGGCTGTGAGCATGACCACATTGCTAATATCGAGGGCGAATGCGGTACAAATCGTCGTGCCATCGGGGCGCCAGCCGCTCACAAAGTTGTTGCTGCCGCAATTAGTGAGCGTGCCCGCCCGCAGCTTGTTCAGGCGCAGGTTGCTACTATGCATCCGACCGCCCAGTTGCTGCGCCTCGCTGAGGGCGAACGTGCCGCTAGTGAGCAGGAAGAGCAGACAGAGCAGGCATCGTCGCATCATGAACACTCCCATAGGACAATACGGCCTAAAACTCACCGCAGCTTACAATAAGATTAATCCGGGTGGCCGCCGTCAGCGCGATCGTATAGGTGGCCTGGAGCGTATCGCCGCTGGCCAGTTGGATATAGGGATTCCCGTCGCTATCGAGCGGCAAGCCCGGCCAGAGCGTCGGCGCCAACAGGTTGAGGGCGGGTGTCCCACTGGCAAAGCCTTGACTCACGAGCGTCTGAGCCGCCACCCCGCCGAACCGGATGCCGCCGCTCACGATTTGCACCGTCACGAGATGCGTCGTCGTCCCGTCATCCGTGGTGAGCCACATCGCATTACAGCGCGCCCCGTTCGTGCCCGCGGCATAGAGCGTTTTATAGGTCCCTGCCGTGTCGGTGCCCTGGAGAAATTGCACCTTGCCCACCGTGGGCGTCTGCATGAAGACCGGACTATTGGGCGTGACTGCCGCCCAGCTTGACCCCGCCAGGAAGGCCCCTAGCAGGGCCAGGAAGCCCATCACTCGTCGTCCGCGCATCCTAGAGTCCTCCCGCGTTGGCATGGGCACTGAGGGCCGTCGTGGCGGTCACAAAGGCCGGGACGCCGCCGCCCCCGCCCCCCCCGCCGGCGCCACCCGGCCCGCCGCCCGTCAGTTGCATGTTGGTGCCGTCATAGCAGACCGTGATGATCTGTCCATTCGCAATGTCATTCGCGGCCAGGTCCGTCGACACCGTCGACACAAACTTCCGCAGCGCCTTCACGCCCCGGGCATTGATATTGAGCGTCGCCGCGCCCGTCACGGTATGGTTGGCCTGAAACATAAAGCATTGATTGGTCACATAGGCCCCAATCGGCGGGTTGAGCGTCAGCACATAGGCATTGCCGCTCCCCGTGGCCGTCCCGGCGTTGATCGTGCCTGCTACGGTCAAGTTCGAGTTAAAAAACTGCCCTTGTGCCCAGGCGGGCGTGCTCCACAGGGCCATCAGGAGCAGGGGGATCCCCAGGCGTCTCACGCAAGACCTCCTTTCTGGGCGAGGGCTTCGAGCACCGTCACACGCTCGGCCAATTGCTCTTTCTCCTGGCGCACCGTCTCCAGGAGCTGATACACCGTTTTGAGCGCATTGAGGAGCAGGTACGGCAGGGCCTCGGTATCGAGCGCCAGGAGGTCCGTCTCCTCGCTGTTAGGCGTCAGCACGCCCCGGCGACTCGTCACCATATAGGGCGCCACAGCCTGCACGACTTGCGCCCGCAGGCCGATGTGCCGCTGGCGCGTAATCGGGATGCCGCCCTGGCCGTTATAGCGAAACCAGATCGGATCGAGCGCCAGGAGCACCTCAAGCCCCTCCACAAACGGCTCGATATCCTTTTTGAGCCGTTCGTCTGAGGGACTGAGCCAACTGCCGCCACCCGGTTTGGTCGCTGTGCCGGTAATCATCAAATTGCCGCTATTATCGGTCCGCTGCACGACCGTCCCGGTTTTGTTCAGGGTTTCCACGGCCTCGCCGCTGCCCATCTGGAGGAGGAGTGCACCGTCGTCACTTAAGACGCGCACGGCTGAGGCATTCGTGACGCCCGCGTCCCGGATTTCAAAATCGGTCCCGGTAATGGCGGTGGCTTTGACGATGATCAGCCGCCCGCTCGTGGGGGTTACGAAGGTCATGACCACGTCATGCGAATTCGGATCTACTGTAATGCTGTTGGGCAGCAGGCTCTGGCGCGGACTCGCGTTGTCATAGACAGCAAAGAGCAACGCGGACGTCCCGAGCCCATGCGTGGCGCCGGGCACGCTCACCGTCGTGGCACTGGCAAAGGTGGCCACAAACCGTGGGCCGGCCGCACTGACAATGATCGTGCCACTCGCAGGCGTGACAAAAGTGACTGTTACATCCGCCGTCGCCGGGGCAATACTGACGGGCACCTGCGTCAGGATATTCTGGCTGCCGCTCACGGTATAGACGCGTACGAGGAGGTCTGCAGTCCCCAGGGCGTGCGTACTGCCGGGAATACTCACGGTCGTCTGATTGGTAAAGGACACCGTATATTGCGGACTCGGCGCCGCGAGACTGATGATCCCCGTTTGCGGCGTGAGGAAGGTAAACGTGGCATCATAGGTGAGCGTATCAATGGCTACGGTATTGGGCTGAATCACCTGGCGCGGGGTTTCCGCATTGTACGCCTGGAAAAGCGGTGCGGGCGTGCCGAGGCGATGCGTGGTCCCCGCAATGGTGACGCTCGTGGTGGCATTGAAGGTAAAAAAGAGCGGGCTCTCGCCACCCCCAGGGAGAAACTGCTGGAGCCGCGCGGCGAGCGAGCCAAACGTGCCTTGCGGATTGGAGCCGAGGACCGTCTGGACCGCGACCATGGCCGCCAAGGCATCGTTGATGACTTCCGAATCCAGGCGACTGGCACTATCGGGAGCCATCGGCGGCGCATTGATAAACGTCTGCCGTGTGTCGATGACTCCTGGGTAGCCAGTCCCGATTCCCGCGCCGAGTTGAGCCACTTTAAACTCTCTTCTTACAAACTATGTTGTGTCATATTAAGACTGTACTTTCAAGGCTTCGAGGGCCTCCACCCGCGTCGTCAGTGCCGCCACCTGCTCCGCCAGCGTCGTCAGCGTCACGCCTGTCCCAGTGAGAGAGGGACCCTGCGGCTGGAGGGTACGCGGGCGGACGTCCTGGACCACCTGGTCCCCCAGCACGCGCCACTGCTCCTGCATGCGGGACGGCGCCGTCTCGTCGCGGATGAGATACCCATAGCCGGGCTCGTCCGCGCCGCGCTGGGCTTCCAGAAAGACCCGCGCATTACTTTCCCAGAGCCCGACAATGGTCCCGTCATCCGTGCGGTATTTGACCAGATAGGCCATACGCTAGCGCTGCCTCCGAAAGCCGACCATCTTGATATGATCGGCGCCGATGGAATTCCCGGCCACGCCTCCATTCTTAAACGTGCCCACAAAGGCTTTCGTCCCGCTAAAGCCACTGGGGGCGGTATAGACGCCCTGGCACACCATCGTACTGCGCCCCGGGTTATTCGTTTGGCCATACGCGAGTTCTGGCGACCCCGAAGCCGCGCTATTTTCCCGAACGCGCAGCTCACACGCGTCGTCGAGCGTGGCCACGCTCACGGTGGCGGTGAGGGTCACCCAGACTTGATCGCCCTCGTTCAAATCAAACACAAGCGACGCCAGCGCCGTCTCACTGATCGTCACACTGAGCCCCACAATGTCCGTATACGACACGCTGTTGGTGACGGCGTTGACGTAGATCTTCTCCGTGACGACCGCGGACGGGGCAATGCCGGGCGTTTGCGCCCCGGTCTCCGGGCTCCACATGAGGGAGCCATCCGCGTGGTAAATCAGGATGCTATAGTTGGTCGGCCCTGCCGCAATCCGCCCAATCCAGACGCGAATCGTGCCGTTATCGTCCCGGAGAATGATCTGGCGATTGACGCCGTCAAGGACAATCGGGGCAATGGATCCGGCTACCGGCCCCCCCAGGAACACCTGCGCGTTAATCGTGCCCGCAATGATTTTGTCAGCAGCCAGGTCCAGAATATGCGCATTGCGGATCAGCGCATCTTGGATTTGAGCCACGCCCGTAATGACCGCCGTATCGGTGCGCAGATGCCCCGCATTAATGACCCCGGTTTTAATTCCGGCTGCCGTGACACCGCTCTCATTCGCGTCAAACATGAGGCCGCCGCCACTATTAAAAATCTGAATGCCGTACTGATCCGAGAGCGGCCCGAGCTTCCCCAAGAGGACGCGGTTATTGCCCAGGTACTGATCGCGGATGACCATCAGACTATTGGTGCCATCAATATAGACGCGATCCGCCACGCCAATACTGACCAGCGCCGTGAGCTTCCCGGTAAGGATTTTGGTCGCCACCAGGGAGCTAATGAAGGTGTCGTCCAGTTGCCCAGCGACGGCCGTCACCCCTGCCGTGGCCGAGACGGGGTGAAACGGCCCAATATTGCCCGAGGTATCTACTGGACGAATCCAATAATAGGCCCGCTGATTGGCGACAAACCCCGTATGTTCAAAGCTGTAGCTGCCTTGCCCAATCACCCCAGCCGTGCTGCGATCGTTGAGCCCCGACGTCCAGACCTCACAGTAGTCGTAATCCAGATCGCCCGGCGGCGTCCAGAGCAGCGCAATCTTTTGCACGGTGCCGACGGCATAGAGGTTCGCGGCGGCGCTCGGTGGCGTCCCATCGCGGCCCGTCGTAATGGACACCTCGGGATCGGTAAACGCACTGAGATTCGCCAGGCGATCAATCGCGGCAATTTTGGCAAAGACCGTCACATTGCCGGGGACAAAAATTTTGTAGGTACTATCAAACCGTCCCGGCTGCACGACGGTCGGGATGTTGGGTGATGCCACCCGAAACACGAGTTGAAAGCCGTTGAGATCCTCTTCTCCCTGGGGGTTCCAGTGCGCCTGCACCCAGGTCATCACCGTCCCGTCCGCACTGGCATCCGTCCCCGTCGTAAGGCGGAGGCCGGTCGGCACGGCTGGTGGCGTATTGTCCAGTTTGTCGGCCGTGAGGGCCACGGGCGTAAAGGAGGCAATGGCACTCGGAATGCCAATGCCAAACGAGTCATAGGGAATAATCTGGACATAATAGGTGATGCCCGCGAGCAGATCCGGAATGAGCAGCACCTGGAAATCAATGCCGACCGTCTGATTAGGGATCGTGGGCGGGTTCCCGGCATCGAGTAACACCAGGAAATGATCAAAATCCCGCGGGCGGATCCATTGTTTCCAATCAATCCGCACCGCCTCAAAGAGCGCCTGGGCTTCCGGTAAGATATTACTCATGTCGGGCGGCGCATTGGTCACGACGATCACCGCAGGATCGAGCGACAAGAGCCCGGTATTGGTGACTGCCCACACCATCACCTGGAGATCGCGTCGCGCCCCGGCGTAGCCGCTGCGAATCTGGTCTTCTTCGTTTTGCTGATGGGTATACGTCCACTGCACGCTCTGGCCTGCGGGCGCCAGGGCCGCATTATAGGCCCGCAGCAAGTAGAGTTGCCCCGGCGCCCAGACTTGCACCACGTAGAAGGCCACAAAAAACGTCTCGCTAAAGAGCGGGCTATCCGCCACCGCATCCCACTCGACATGCAGGTCCCGGCCTTCCCACAGGGACACGCCCACGGCCTGGCCCTGGAGACGCAAGTTCCGCGGCGTCGCGGGGAAGTAGCCGGGCGTCGTGGGGCCGGCAATATGAATGACGACTTCCCGCGCACCGATATTATTGGGGACCCCCAGGTGCGAGATGGGGACGACGCGGTACTGATACGTCGAGCCACTAATGGCCGTATAGTCATCCCAATCCAGCACATGCCCCCGGACCTGGGTGAGCGGCGTATAGTTATAGTTGGGGTCATTGGGGTCACTAATCGCTCCGGCGCCAATCGTCCCGGCCTCCACCTGCCCCATTTGCCCCGTCGCCAGGAGCACGCGGCGCAAGATCATGGCGCCCCCGTAGAGCGCATAGCCACTACTCAAGGGGGCGACGTCCCATGAGAGATTAATGACGCGCAGACTCGCGCCGCTCGTCTGAATCCGCGTCACTTCGGTTGCCACGAGCGAGAGGAGCGGCGGCGGCGGGCCTTCCGGGTTAAAGAGCGTCGTAATGACCCCCAGCGGCGACGCCACGGCCTCATCATAGATGCTCGGGTTGTGAATCAGCGCTTCGAGACTCACGGTCAAATCATTTTTGCGCCGCAGACTGGTCACCCGGAACGTGCGCGTATTGGCATTGGTGGCCAGCGTCCCAAACATGAACGTGGAGGTGCGCGGGACCGGAAAGAAACTGAGCTGCGCGGCCAGATGGAGCGTGCGCGTCGGGCCCAACGTGATGGTCAGGACCTCGCGGGCTTCGAGCGTATCGTCCTCATGACGCACGTACACGACATACGTGAGGTCCTGCTCAAAGAGGCAATCTTCATCGACGTGGAGGATGGCGGCATCGGAGCCTTGCTGGATGCGCCCGGACGTGCCCCAGCCCGGCAAGGGATGGGCAAAGCGAAAGAGATCATGCATCTGCAGCGGCAGCGCTTCCAGGGAACAGTCCATCTCCAGGAGCACATTTTCAAAGCGCCGCCGATTGAGTTCATACTGGAGGGCGCGCATGACCCGGCTTGGCTTGGTCACGCCGCGCAAATCAAAGCTGTGCTTATGGACCTCAGGGGGCCAGTTGGCCAGCGTCGGCCAGGTAATGACGTCTTGCTCAAAGTCCTGATCTTCACTGGCAAAGCGCGCCTCCACGACGTTAATGGCGTCCACGTCCTGGATATAGGTGAGGCGCACATTCGTCACGGAGGTCCAGGAGAGGAGACACGTGGGCGTTTCGTCCCGCGTCGGGCGTGGTGTCCAGAGCCCGGCCGTTTTGAGGAGAATGCCGCGCGATCCGCCCATGGTTTCTAAGAAAAATTGCTGCGCCCGCGTTTCGCGGTCCAGCACGTAATTCAGCGTATGGCGCCGCTCACCCTGCATTTGCTGGTCACAATAGGCGGCGTAGAGGGCAAAGGCGGTGAGGTCCACCTCGCTATCTGGCACCCCCGTCCCATAGCGCCGATTGGTGAGCGCATCGAGCACACACCAGGCGGGGTTATCGGACCACGTTTCCGGGACCGCGAGGGAGCCCACGCGCACCTGACGCCCCCGCACCTCGACCGTGATATTGGGTAAGGCCCCCCGCAAGGCATCGGTAGCCAGTGCGCGCAAGCCCAGCCAGGCCGTGTACGGATAGGCATACGTATCCGGGACGTATTCGGTCACACTTTCCAGGATACTCTTATACCGTGCCCGGAGTTCGTCCGTATTCCCCGCGCGGAGGTGCTGAATCTGAATATCGTAGGCTTGATACGGGAGCCCTTCGCGGCGGATCCCCAGGCGCACCGCCGCCGTGCGGTCGGCATTGACCTGAAAGGGCGTCCACGCGGACCAACTGCCCGTGCCGCGCGGCGCATAGCGATACTGGAGCACGGCATTATTGCTGTGCTTTTCGCCCTTGTCGTTGAGAAAATACAAGCCCTCGGGCCAGGCCAGGTTGAGGACAAAGGCATGCAACGCGGCGTTGGAGGTATAGGTGAGGGGGCTCTCGCCGATGTCGCGGCCGTCGGCAAACGTGTTGCGCGCCCCGCCAAACTCGGCAAAGGCCGGTTGATTGGCCGTGCCGAGGCCGGTATAGACCTGCACGCCCGGAAAGTTGGCCACGGGTTGGCCATTAATCTGAATCGTGTCCGTCAGGATGGCCTCAATCGGGCCTTCACAGAGCCCGATCATGAGCGTCAGCGTGGGCGGATTGGTGATGGCCTGGTAGTTGCGCGAGCCCTGATTGTAGAGCATGGCCGTGCCGCCGCCCTGGTAAGGATGCGTGATACCCACGGCCCACGAGCTATCGAGGACAAACGTATCCGCATCGCCCACGTGAATCGCCCAGGTGGTATTTACTTCTGTTTTGCCTTGAACGCCCTGGATCAACACAATCTGGCCCGTGACAAAGCCGTGATTGGGGGCGGTCACATACACAATGTCCGAGGGTTCCCCGTGCGTGACGTCACTAATCGTAGCGGTGTGGGCCGTGGTGCCATCGTCCACGACGACGGCGGCTTGATCGACAGTGGCCAGGAGGAGTTGCCCGCCAATGCGGTGGCGACCATACACGACCGGGACGACGGCGCCCGGCCCCACGGCGGTGCGAATCCCCTCAAAGCTAAAGGTGCGTTCGGCCTCGCCGCTCATCTGGTTTTGCTGCGGCAGCAGGAGCGGCTTCGGACGAAAGAGAAAATGGGACGCCGCCGAAACCGCGAGGCCGACCAGCAACGAGATACCAATCCCAATCAACGTCGCCGGTTCGCCCCACGTCGGCCAGAGCCAGAGTTCATCCCCGGCCTTCGGCACGTAGCGCGCGTAATGCTCAGGCAGGATCGTGGCCCCGTTCACGGTGACATGCCGCAAGTCTTCGCCCTCGGGCAGATAGGCATCGAGCGGATCGCCTGCCGGAAAGACCTCCCGCTGCACGCGCAAGTGTCCATCGGCGGCCCGCAGGGGCGACAGGACCAGGATACAGGTAACGGTGGCTACAGGAGCCGCCGCAACCGCGCAATCTGCATCAGGCGGGGCGCCCAACGCTTCGTCAACTCCATACATGTGCCCAGGTTCTTTCTCGTGTGCACAAACTGCCGACCATCACAAACAATCCCCACATGACTACTCGCCATGCCACGGGGACGGAAGATCAAAATGTCCCACACTTGCACCAGCGTGAGCGGATCACGGGGATCCTCCTGAAACCAGATCTCTTGGACTTGGGCGACCGCCGCTGCCGGGTCGGCGTCCAGATCAATGCCCCAGCCTTTGCCATACAGATCCCGCAGGAGGTTCCAACAGTTATAGTCGTCATAACTGCGCCCGAGAATCGCATCCACGAGTGGGAAGATGTCAGGAACGACAATGCTGGTCATAATATAACTTTTCTAGCTAAGCCTTCTAGGTATGTTCGGAAAGCCCCCGGACTGCGTGAACCGTCTTTTTGGTATTGTTCCTGAAAGAGTTATACCCTCGGCCTGGAGGTCGACCACCGCCGTGAGAAAGTCCGTCGCCACCTGCACGACCTGGAAGACTTCGCCTGTGCCAAAGGGCGTCGCGTCGGGCTGCTGCGTATCAATGGGCCAGATGGTCACCTCCCAGCGGCTATCCGGCCCCCAGTAGTGCTCGAGTAACGAGATAAACGCCTGATCCACATTGCCTACCGTCCCCCGCAGACGCACCAGGGATTGACTCGTGGCGTCTTCGAGGGCGTCCACGTCCACGCTGGCACGGTTGTACCAGATGCCATGAAACGGAATATCCTGATCGTAATTGACCAAACGATACGGGACGGGAGCGCCTGGTATAAATAGCTCGAAAAGCCAGGTAATGACATGATCCGATTGCAACTGATTTTTTTCCCGCACGAGCGCCGCTGAGAGAATACGGGGCACTAGACTTTCTCCGCTGCATAGAGGATACTCAGAGGTACGGCTATAAGCGGGGTTGCTACCGCTCGACCACCAGTCTCCACACTGGCGCCGTACGTTCTCCTTGTGGAGCCCTTCTCAACGTGGAGGTTGAGCCCATGCCCGTGCTCTGTGTGTGCCTGAATCCTACCTGTCACAAGTCCTTTACTGCTTCTGCCTATCGTGTCCAACGTGGCCTGGTCAAATACTGCTCGCGCCAATGTGCTGGAGAGATAGCAAGTGCGCAGACCAGCACGCGTTTTTGGAACCGTGTCGCTGTGTGCGCGCATGGATGGGAGTGCCCCTATTGCTGCCACGTATGGACTGGCTTTCGGAATAAAGGCGGTTATGGCATCTTTCCTCTCAAAGAGGACGGACACTGGAACAACCGTCTGGCATCGCGTATGGTCTGGGCGTTGATTAACAACCGCCCGATTCCTGCTGGGCTGAATGTCCTGCATCATTGCGACAACCCGCCGTGTACTAATTTGTACCATATCTATCTTGGGACACATAAGCAGAATACGACTGATGCGAAGAAGCGAAAACGCCTTGCCGTTGGCGAGCAACGAAGCCATCTGCGAGAACAAGACATTGCAGACATTCACCTGCTGTATCAACAAGGAGCGAAGTTGCGCGAATTGGCGGAACAATTTCAGCTTGATGGAACGTCTATTGGCGCCATTGTCCACGGCAAAACCTGGCAGCATATCGAACGGCCCTTTAGCGAAGAACAGGTGCTTACTTTTGTTTATGCACATCGACAGCGTGGAGCGAGCCACTCGCGAGCCAAGTTGACGGAAGAACAAGTACGTTCCATACGAACCATGCGAACGCAGGGCATAAGTGCTAGAGCCTTGGCGCAACAGTTTCAGGTGAGCCTGACCCAGATTAAAGATATTCTGAGAAGAAAATCGTGGAAGCATTTGCCCTAGGCCTAAAATTGTTCTTGGATTAGTACTACTAGATTGAATCTCCCGCGCCCTTGCGTGAAGACATCGGCGGCCTCGGGGCCAATCAACTTCACGGCGGGTTCCATCACGTCCTGAGCAAATCGGGCGGTCGCATTGGGGAGATACGGGACCGCGATCGCACTCCCCGTCCCGCCCTGAGCGGCCGAGCCATTGAGCGCAAAACTCGTGGAATCGAAGCGCGTCAGCGTCCAGAAGCCGTTGAGCCCGGCATGCGTCGCACTGTTGAGCCAGAGCCACTGATTGGTGACGTAGCTGTGCTGGAGCGTACAGACCACGGGCGTCGTGTTCGAGTAGTTGACGCGATCCCCACCCGTGCGGTGCAGCCACTCAAACGACAGTACGCCCAGGCGTTGCTGGAGCAAGAAGTCGCGGAGCACGCGCATCTGCGGCGTCGTGAGCCCCAAATACTCCAACTGATACTGGCGCAAGGCCCGACTATGCTTGGGCCGACGCAGTTCGTACCCTTGGTCTGACTCGAACTGGTGCATTGGGTCATGTATGGCGGCAACCGAGATACTCGACGGTATGGGATCGATCGGATAGACGGCCATCCTCAACCTCGCCCTTAGCGCAGCGCCTGTAACGTCCGCGCAATGCGCGAACCTGACCCTTGACTGATTTCATTAAGAACTTCGTTGATAATCACCGCTTTCCCTAACGCGCGTTCCCGTGACGCCTCTTGCGCGGCCTGTTCCCGATTGGCCACGTTGATCACGGTGACGCCCCCCATGGCTTGCCCCCCGGCCGTGGGTGCTGCGCGCATGGCGCCACTCATAAGCGCTTGCATTTGCGGCCGATTGAGCACGTACTCGGGATTCATCGCGGGATTTTCGCCGGCGAGGATGGCCGTGGGGCGGTTGACAATCGCGCCGCCCTGGGCCTGCTGAAAAAACGTGGTCCCCGGCGCAATCCCGAGGGCAGCCTGGTTCCCGGCAGCGGTGCCAGTCGCTCCAGCCGCTCCAGGCGCGAACGCCGCGCCAATCGCCGTAATGCCCAGCCGTATGAGCATGCGGAAGCCCTCGTTCAGCGCAATCTGGGCCACCGAGTCGAGGATGCTCTTGGCCATGAGCCGGAAGGCATCGCTCACACGTTCCGTCCCGTCAATAATGCTGAGGAGCCCCTGCGTGATGGTCTGCGCGGCAGTATCGCCAATCCGCTCGGTGATCTGCATAATGTCGTTAAAGCGTTCTTGCGCGGTAATCGCGCGCAGCCGTGCTTCGTCGTCGGGGGTCAACTCCACCCCTTGCCGCCGCGCTTGTGCCCGGAGGCGGAGTTCGGCTCGCTCCTCGCGCGGTGCCCGGAGCCGTTCCAGTTGCGCCTCAATGCTCTGCGTCATCGCGTCGGAGGCCGCTTGCGCCTCGCGCTGCGCATCGGTACGGGCCTTGATCGCCGCAAAACTGCTCTCCATCGCTTGTTTTTCTTCAATGAGCAGCCGGACATTTTCCGCCCGTGTCTGGATTTCCGCATCCTGGGGAAACTGCGCTGCCAGGCGCGCCGCCTCGCCTTCCTTGCGGGCATCCGCCGTGAGCGAATATTGCCGCTCCAAGCTCTTCAGGCTCTCCACGGCCTGAAAGCGCTTCTGCACTTCCTCCTCAAGGGCGCGAATATATTCCCGGCCCGTCGCCATGACCTGTTGGCGCCGTTCCCGCGCGTCGACGTCGCGCTGCCGCTCTTCCTCCTCAATGGCCTGGAGGTATTCGCGGCCCGTCGCCCTGGTTTGCGCCAGCCGCTCGGTGTCAGGGGTTTGCGCTTCTTGCCCCGCGGCCAGGGCGCGTTGCTGGCGGCCAGCGGCATCGAGCATGCCCTGGATGGTCTGCGGGACACGCCGCAAAACATCCTGCGCAAAGGTCGCGTTTTCGCCGGTAGGAAGCGGGATGCCCCCGCGCGCCGGTCCCGCATTGTAAGCAGTGAGCGCCCGCTCGACATTGCCATTGAACTTCTGGAGGAGTTCCGCAAAATAACTCATGCCCGCCCGGAGATTGGCTTCGGGCTCAAACTCCCGGCCCCCGGCGCCATACGCGGCGGCCGTCCCCGGCATGAGTTGCATGAGGCCCTTGGCGCCCGCACGGGAGACAGCCTGCGGATTAAAGCCGGATTCCTGCTCGATTAAGGCGCGCATCAGGTTCGGATCGAGGCCTTTTTCGCCGGCAATCCGCTCAATCAGGGCATCAAGGGAGTTGGGCGCGCCACTCGGCGTAATCGTCCGGCGCAACCCTTCGCCCAGCTTGCCGATTTCTTCCTGCACGGCCTTGAGGGTCTTTTCCCAGGCTTTGAATTTCTGGTCTGCAATGTCGAGCGCGGAGAGAAAGGGCGCATTCAGCTCAATATCACGGATTTGCTGGCGCCCTTGGTCCAGGATTTTCGCTATGCGCTCTTCCGCCGCTTGCAGCGGCCGTTCGTCCGCCGCAATCTCAAACTTAAAGCCGACTTGCCCCCCCGGCCCAAAGCCTTCCGCTTGCAGCTTCTGTTGAAACTCGGCCATTGCCTTGCGCTGTTCGGCATCAACGGCTTGCAGCTTATCCCGAATGGCCCGCCGCTCCTCCGTCGTAAGCGGTCCCGCAAAGCCGGGGAGCATGCTCTCGACCAATTGCGAGGCCTGGGCGCCCGTAATCTGCGCCTGCAAGCGCTCCAACTCGGCCTGACGTTCCCGAATCGCGGGCGGGAAGCCCACACCGCCTCGCGGCAGAGCACCCACCGGGGGACCCGCTTCCCGACTACGTTCTTCCTGGACTTTACGCAAGGTAGCCAGCAGCGTCGTGGCAGCCTCGGCCAGGCTCCGGAGCGTGTCCAGGAGCCCGGAGGCCGCGATGGTTTCCCCAGCCAGCTTGATCTCGTTGCTCAGGCGCTGAAATGCGGCGGCGGCGGTATCGGTCGCGGTCGCCACGGCCCCGCCGAACTCCATGCGAAAGCGCTCACTGAAGCGCCGGACGAACTCAATACTGTCCGTCCCCTTCTCGATCATCTTATTCAGTTCTTGCGTCGTCACCCCAAAGGCCCGCGCCGCAATCTGCGTGGCCCCAGGAATCGCTTCCGCCAGCTGTTGGCGTAATTCCTCTTGCGACACGATGCCTTTGGAGACCATCTGCTGGAGGGCGAGGAGCCCGCGCTCGGTCTGCTGCGAGCTTGCTCCCATGGCCCGCATGCCCACTACCATGTTTTCAAAGATGCGGGCGGCCTGCTCGCCCTGAATGGACGTGCCACGGGTCGCGGCGTCAAAGCGCCGGAAGTTTTCGGCGAGCGGGATGACTTCGATCCCCAACCGCTGCGCCAGGTTGATCATCTGCTGGAAGGCCGCAGCGCCGGCGCTCACGCCCTGGATGGCCGTAAATTGCTGGCGTAACTGTTGGAATTGCACGCCGACCGCGACGATACTCGTCGCCAACTCTTTCATCTGACTGATGATGGCGCCAATACTGGTGGCAATCCCGATGCCCCCGGCCACACTGAGCGCCGTACTCAGGGCCGCGCCCAGCCGTCCCGCATTCTGCGCCGCGTCTTGAGCGGCTTGCTGCTCCGCCGCCCGGCGTTCTTGGGCGAGTTGCCGTGCCTCCTGGGCCGCTTGGCGCGCGGCCACTTGCTGTTGTTGCACGGCGGCTTGTTGGGCCTGCGCTGCACGTTGGGCCGCTGCCGCGACTTCTTGCGCCGACTGCCGTGCCTCCTGGGCTGCTTGGCGGGACGCCACTTGCTGTTGTTGCACCGCGGCTTGTTGGATTTGGGCCGTGCGCTGCGCCGCTGCCGCGACTTCTTGCGCGGCCTGGCGGGCTTCCTGAGCCGCGAGACGGGACGCGACTTGTTGTTGCTGCATCGCGGCCTGTTGCGCTTGCGCCGCGCGTTGGGCGGCGGCCGCGATGTCTTGGGCCGCCTGGCGGGCTTCCGTGGCCGCCGTGCGGGCCGCGACTTGTTGTTGCTGGACGGCGGCTTGTTGGGCTTGCGCGGCCCGTTGCTGCACGGCGGCGACATCTTGCGCCGCTTGACGGGCGTCCGTCGCCTGTTGTTGACTCGCCGCCTGCGCCAGCGCCTGCGTCTGCTGCCGGGTGCTCTGCGTCACCTGCTGCATGGCACTGGCCGTCTGGGTTGCCAATTGCGCGTACTGACTCGTCGCCTGCGAGAGCGCCGTATACGCTTGTGTCTGCGCCACTAGGGCCTGCGTGAGACTGGTCGAAGTTTGGGTCGTCTGCGGATCGACTTGCGAACGACTCCCTGCCGCAGGAGCGGCGGGAAGGGACGCGCCAACGATCGCGGGTGCCTGCGCTTGCACGGATCTGACGGCAGCCTGGGCTTGCGTCAATTGTTGATACGCACGCGCCTGGGCCGTGATGGCTTGCGTGAGGGCCGTCGCCGCCTGGGCCGATTGCTGCGTACTCTGCGCGATACTGGCCTGGCCCTGGCTCGCGGACATGAGCGCCTGGGTGAGCTGCTGAAGCGCACTGGCGGCCTGCGTAACGACTTGCACCTGTTGACTGAGCGCTTGGGCCAGCGCGAGCAAGGCTTGGGCGGTTTGCTGCGTCGTCTGCGCCGCCTGCGTCTGGCCCTGGCGGAGTTGGCCCATCGTCTGCTGGAGTTGCGAGAGCCGCTGCTGGGCCTGCGTCAGCGCCTGGTCAAAACCGCTGGCATCGATACGGAGGCGTGCCACCACATCGCCGACCACAATCTCCGCCATTTAAGCCTTCCTCTCCCCATTGGCCGTATACAAGCTATGCAGTATCCCGATCCGCGCCTCCATCTCCTCCAGGCGTGGAGGCGGTGGCGGAGGCGGGGGCGGCTCGGGATACCCCAGCACGGCTAACATCTCGTCCAGCGTAAACGGGTCGCGGCGCTGATCCGTATCCCGGTGCACGTTCCAATACGCTTGCAGCAACATCGCCATCGGTCGTACCTGCCGGGTCTGCTGCTGCCAGTACGCCTCAGCCAGCAGGTGCCCTTCGAGAAACGTCATGCCCCAGAATTCGCCGTCGCTGACACCAAGACAGGTCCGTTCAAAGGCCCAGAGCTTGCCCCAGTCGATCCGGCCAAAGGGTCGGTGTCGACGGCCTCCGCTGTGACGGCATCCACGGCGGCCTGCGGGCTCGCATGGCTCCAGGCCTGAAGGATCAGACCCACATAGGGAATAAGCCCCGTGGGATCCGCGTAGGGCAGGGCTTCTTCGACCTGGGCGAGCGTCAACGTCGGGTCTTCATGGAGGCAGCCTTGGTGCAGCATCACGGAAATGTTAATATAGCTTAGTTTACTTAAGTCATTATCCAAGAGCATTTCACTGAGGCGCCGCACCCCTTCAAAGAACGTGTAGTCCCGCCCCCAGATCCGCGTGAGGGCCAACTCAATGTTCTTGACCGCCGCCCGTGTAAAGAGCAGCTGACGCGGCTTGTCGAGCTCAATGGGCACGAGGGCGACAATAGAGGGCATAGCAACTCCTAGGCTGACGGCTTCAGTTCGGGCTCCCCTGCCGAGAGTCCCAGGTTGGCCGCCATGGGCGAGGCCACGTGCACGGTGGCCGTATCCATAATGGTCACGGTCCCGTCGCCCATATCGGCATCGGCACTGACGGTCACGACGCTATCCCCGACGGTACTGCCCGCATTGACCCAGACAGAGGTCGCATCAATCGTGTCGAGGGTGCATGTCCCCTCGACGCTCCACTGCGCCTCGCCATCAATCGGGGCGGGTTGGTCGCCGGGCGTCATCGGCTCAATCGCTAACCGGATGCGCTCTTCCGTACTGATATGCAGATCCAGCGGCATGCTGCCTCCTGTTGTCGCCTGCACCGGCCCGACATGCCAGCGGAGACTGGGCGCGGCCGGCGTCGTCATGACCACCTGGTCAATGTGAATGGTGTCAATCGTAATGGTCGTGCCCATGCATGGCACTTCCTGCGAGAGGATAGTTTAAAAAGTCACTGCCCCATCAACCGTCAGCTCGAATTCCAGGGGCAGCGCGCCATTGACCGGTGCGGACGGCACGCGGTAGCGCGTCACAAACGCGTTAAAAGTCCAGGTCGTGGCGCCGGTATTGGGAAAAACCACGGTAAAGACCGTCGAGGCGCGGTTAATCATCGCGGTCCGCAGGGCCACATGCTGCGCATTGGCGGGGACAAAGTTCGCGGACACGCGGATGGTGCCACCGTCGAGCAAGGTGGGGATTTTGCTAGCCCAATCACCGCCGTCGTGCGCGCTCACATCGACCACATTGAACTGTGCCCCGATTTCCGACACGTTAGTTATTTCTGGGATAGGCGTTCCCGCCATAGTAACAACTAAGCCAGTGGCCGCTATAGCCTGAGTCGGCATAGTATAATCTTTCCTATAATAAGATAGTCTACATATATGATGCTTTTCCCTGTTTTTTCAGCCCCTCCTCGGCTATACTGAGAGGGTACTTGGTGAACGCCTTGCTAGCGTTCGTCAAAAGTCTCGTGTACTCACTTGCATGGGAGCCAAGTACTCACCTTTACCTCAGTGAGGAGGCCCCTATGGAAACCCCTGTGCACAAAGTCTGTCGTGGATGCGATCTGCTGAAATCCCTCGATGAGTTTGGTATTGACAAGTACACCAGCGATGGCAAAGCTACGCGCTGTATCCTGTGTAAGCGCCAAGGAAGTCTGAGATATCGTACCCAGCATCCTGAGAAGGTGCGTGCAGCTGTCGCACGCTGGCAACGCGAGAATCCTGAGAAACGACATGCCTATGAACAGGCGCATAAAGCGGAAAAACAGGCGCGAGGCAAAGCTCACTACCGGCAAAACAAAGCTTTGATGAATGCCCAAAGTGCGGCGTATTATGCAGCGCACCGGATGGCCCTGCGCCAAAAGCATGCCGACTGGTACGCGGAGCATCCTGACTGGATACAGGCCAAAGCCGATCGCCGGCGTACCGCAATGACTACGAGCTCTACCAACGACTTGACCGCCGCACAGTGGGAAGAAATCAAAAGTGCCTACGGTCATCGGTGTGTCTATTGCCGTCGCAAGATGAAACGCCTGACCCAAGACCACCTTACCCCCATCAGTAAGGGCGGCGCGCACACACTGGCGAATGTGGTTCCTGCCTGCCAATCCTGCAACTCCAAGAAACATGCGAAGGCGCCTCTCATTCCTGTCCAACCCTTACTGCTGACACTCGCTCCAGCCAAACCCTACAACAAGAGGGCCTAGGCTAAGATAGGCGCTCCATCAAATTCAAACGTGACTTGCCCCGTCAGTGCCCCTGCGACCGGCGCCTGATCGCGCCAACCCGTGACCCAACCAGACATCCACCATGTAGTCTTCGTCGCATTAGGCAGTACGAGGAGGTACGGACGACGAATGCGATTTTCCATGAGATAGAGGAGGCCGGTGACTTCATTGTGCGTGCCATGTTCAGGGACGTGGTTGAGGACTAACCGCATGCTGTTATTGGAAAGCATCGTCGGGATTTGCGAGCCCCATCCACCGATCCCGTCGTGAGCACTTACGTTAATCACCGACGCCATGATGCCCGCGTCCTGGATGTCCGTCACTTCCGCAATCGTGGCATACGTACTATCGAGGGTGAATACCCCACCCGACGTGTAGGCCCCGGTCCCCACTGAGCCCCGGAGCCGGGCGGTCGTGGGCGTCACGGCCTCAGCAATCCAGGTTCCATTCGCCCCGGTATTCCCGGCAACGCTGGTGACGGTCACCTTGGAGACATCGACAATCCCATGGACGGCTGCGGTGGTCACGACAATCGGCGTGGCGTTGGTGGCAGCGGTAATGTTCAAAACAGCTGGAATACCGTCCCCGAGGCGCAGGGCTATTCCAAATGCGCTTATGGCAAGGGTTGGCATGTGCTAGGCCCCCGCAGGCGTCGGCTGGGCCGGTTCGGGCTCGTCATCGGGGGCGGGTTCGTCGTCCGGAGCGGGCTCAGGAGGCGGAAACGGCGATGGGGGTTCTCCCGCCGCGATGGCTGCCTGCAAGCGGACACAGTGCGCAATGTGGGCATCCATCCGCGCTTGTAGCAGCGTATCGTAGCCACAGGCGGGACAGCGGAATTGGATGAGACCGGACCAGGATTCGGAGCGGTAGGGGGCATCGTCCATGACGTGACCTCCAGCAACGACAAAACCGCCGACAGCGACGAAGCAAACCGGTTGCTTCGAAACTCTGCGGCGGTATGTGTTACCTGGAGGATGCCAGGCGACCAGTGACTACCGTAGGATTCACTCCCCCCACCATCGTGGGGAACAGCACACGTACAGACACAGCGTCAAGCCATGTATCGGGTCATCCCCACACACGTGGGGAAGGCCACCCTCTCAGCACTGCCTCTCAAAAGATATCGTGAGCCTAGCATACCCCCATACAAATCACACGACTTTTTTAGTAGTGCTCATCTCAGACAACAAAGGCCATATTTTCCACCGCAAACTGGACCTGAAAGGCGTCATGGCGCGTCCCGCTATCCCAGGTCCAGCGAAATTGCGCGACGCGGTACTCCAGCGCCAACTCGGGATCCACCATCGCCGTATCAGCAGGTTGAATCTGCCATTCGATGGTCGTGACGGCAGGAGAGCCAGCCGTCGTCACACTCACATCATTGGCATTCAGGACATTCTGGGCATTACGGCTATTGACGATCGTGCCGCTAATCACATCATAGTACGTGAGCGTCAGGGTCGTGAGCATGGACACCGGCACGCCTTCGCCCACACTATCGACGAGCAGAAACGTAAGGAGGCCAGTCGTCGCTTCGAGCAAGGTCGTGGACAACAAGGGAATCGTCGGCATAGATCACCTCAAATCAGGATCGCGCGGGGACGCGGTACGCCGGAGAGTGCCGGCCTGCCCGTCCCCGCGCCGCAATGTTGGGCTGGTACCGGGGCTGGTACGCATGAGCGTGCCTGCCGTCTGGCTGCGCGTCAACGTGGCGGTCGTCGCTTGCCCCGTCCGTTGCAGCAGGGCGCCTGTGCCCATGAGGAGCAGGGGCATGTCGAGCATCGTGGCCCGCGCATTCGGCGTCGCACTACTCCCGCTGAGCGCACTGAGGAGCGCCCGCAGGCTCGTCTGAGTACTCAGCGGCGTGAGACTCACGGCGAGGAAAGCTGCGGCCAGATCGCGTAGTAGAGAGGCGGACGCGAGCGGCGTCTGACTGGCGAGGGCGAGCGTTGCCTGGAGGAAGCGGACGTAGGCCGCACTCGTCGGCGGCGTGAGACTCGCCGCGGCGAGGAAGGCCGTCAAACGCCGGAGGCTCACGGCCTGGGCAAGGGGCGTCTGGCTCGGGCCACTGAGGAACGCCTGGAGCCGTCGCACCAGTTGCCGGGCACTCACCGGCGTCGTACTGGTCCCGAGGAGACCCGCCTGGAAGGTCACACGCTTGGCCAGGATCGCGGCCGGGGTGGTACTGGTCCCCACGGCGATCACCCGCAACGCCCGGATCTGCCGGAGCACCGTGGCAGGCGTGGCACTACTCGGGGCAACTTGTGCCGTGAGGCGACGCCCCATCTGCCGCGCACTGGCGGGCGTCGTACTCGCCCCAAGGAGACTCGCCGTGAGGGAACGCACCCCGGCCTGTGCCGCCGTGGCGGGGGGCGTGACGCTCGCGGCAATGAGCACTGTACTGAGGCGTCTGGTCAGCGTGCGCGCAACCGCAGGCGTCGTACTGGCGAGAGCGAGGTTCGTACTCAGGCGCCGTGCCAGGGAGCGGGCACTGGCCGGGGTCGTACTCGTTGCCGCCAGCGTCGCCGTGAGGGAGCGCACGGCACCCATGCTGGCGGTGGCCGTGGGCGTCTGGCTCGCCCCCAGGACCGCTGCCGTCAGCCGTCGCGCGAGTGTCCGGGCGCTGGCTAGCGTGAGACTGCTGGGCGCGAGCTGTGCCACGAGATGCCGGAGCGTGCCCATGGTCGCGGTCGCGGCGGGAGTCGTACTGGCCCCGCTGAGCGTTGCCTGGAGGCGGCGCGTGAACGTTGTCTGGCTGGCGGACGTGGTACTAGCGCCCAGCACTGCAGTCGTCAGCCGTCGCATCACCGTCCGCGCTGTCGTGGGCGTGGTACTCGTGCCACTGAGCGCGGCGCTGAGAGAGCGTACGGCGGTCACGGAGGCTTGGGCGGGTGGGGTGGTACTGGCTCCGGGCAGGGCAGCCGCAAAGCGATGCAGGACCGTCACCGCGCTCGTGGACGTCGTACTGGTCACAGGAAGCCCCGCGGCGAGGCGCCGTGTCACCGTGCGCGCACTCGCCGGGGTCGTGCTCTGGCCGCTGAGAACCGCCGTCAGACGCCGCAGGGTGAGCACAAGAGCCGTGGCACTGGGCGTCGTACTGGCCGCAGGCAGCGCGGCCTGGAGACGGCGTACGCTCGTCTGCGCACTGGTAGGTGTGGCGCTACTGCCAGGAAGGACACCCGTGAGGCGCCGGACCGTGGTGGGCCGGGCAGCGGCGGGGGTGGTACTCGCCCCGGCGAGCGTCGTCGTCAGGCGTCGCGTGAGCGTCCGGGCGGCAACGGGGGTGGTGCTGGCCCCGGCGAGTTGGCCGGTCAGGCGCCGCGTCAGCGTGCGCGCACTGACGGGCGTGGTACTGGTTCCAGCCAGCGCCGCCGTGAGCCGCCGCGTAGTCAGCAGCGTGGCCGTCGCTGCAGGGGTGGTACTACTGCCGAGCGCCGCCGCACTGAGGCGCCGCGTCACGGTCCGGGCACTTGTCGGGGTCGTACTCGTCCCCACCAGGTTCGCGGCAAAATGGGCGCCGGGGGGCGCCGGCGGCTGATACTGGAGAAACAGCACCGTGACATAGGGCGGCAGCATATCCGCCACGCTGTCCAGCGTCGGCGTGGTGGCGCCCGAGGTGGGAGCGGTCGAACCTGTATTGGGCCAGGTATGGGTATGCGTATCAGGCGGCGCGTTGGTGGCGCCAACGGTCCGCGCTTCCGAGGCACCCACCCCACCCGTCACCGTATGCACATGCGCGGCAATCGCGTGCGTATGCCCCGTCGCCGTGTGTCCATGGCTCGCGGTCGAGCCGCCACTACCGCCAATGGCGGCGACGGTAGAGGCACCTTTGACAAAGAGGCTGCGCAGGTCGGGAGTGCTGTTCGTGCCGTCACACAATACCCAATCTGTAGGAATCGTGGCGACTGTGCCGAGCCAGAGAGCGATAATGCCGCTGGTCTTTTGCAGCGCGCCACTGACGTTTTGGAGATAGGCGAGGAGCCAGTACGGCGGCTCCGGGATACTGGCGCTGGTGGTACTATCCGTTTGCGCCGTCACGACTGGCGCAGGCGTACTGAAGGTAAGGGCGTGTGTGTGCGTGGCCGTCGCCACATTGGCCGTGGCCCCGCCGATGCTGCCGGTAGTGAGGGCTTCCGTGCGCTGACTACTGGTCACGCCGGGATGCGTATGGCTATACGTGCCGCCGTGACTGTGACTGGCAATGGTATGCGCATGGGTCGTGGCGCCGCCGCCCGTCCCGCCCGGTGCCCCGGCCGCCGGTGCCCCTTTGAGAAACGTTCCCCGGTAGTCCGGTCGTCCCCCGGCGCCATCACACAGGGACCAGTTAGCGGGCGCTCCGGCACTATCCGCCCACAGGCCAATGGTGGAGGCCGGAAAGCCATGAGTCACACCCTGGGACATGAGAAAGAGGGTTTCGACATACGCCGGCTCATGGTTCACCGTATCCGTACTGGGCGCCTCGGTCGTGAGCGTCGTCACGGGGTTGGGCGCGGCGGGATTCGAGCCGTGCGTATGCACCATAGGCGGGTTCGTGGTGCCCGTATCGCGCGTTGAGGGTGTCCCTCCCGTCCCCGTCGTATTGGGCGTCGTATGGGTATGCGCCGTGGTGTGGTCATGGGTCGTCGTGGGATGCGTATGCGTGGCGCTCCCGCCCGTGGCACCCCCATTGGCACTCGCCGCGGCGCCCCGTGGATAGCGGCCATCAAGGGCGGTGGCGCGTGTCCACCCGGCAGGAATACTGGCGACGCTGCCGCTCCAGAGGACCGTAATCCCGGTAGCGATGGCGTCAGGATCGACGGGGACGGATATCCCGACAGGGACGACATGCAGCGGCGCGCGCCAGCGCAACTCCTGCGGATAGCGGAGGCAGGAGTCGCGGTAGAGGCGCCGCACCTCACTCGCACTCAAGGCCCGATTGTAGAGGCGGCAATCGTCGAGTTGCCCTGGCAGATAAATATTGTTATAGCCACGCCCGAGCCACACGGTCCCGCTCACGGAGCCGGTCGCGGTACTGGCGATGCTCCCCCCCAGGACGCCATTCTTATAGATACTCAGCGTGCTACTGTCATGCGTCAGGGTGAGATAGGTCCAGGCCCCGACCGTATAGGGCACGCCAATGTGGGTATCTGAGCCCGTCCAGTTAAACGCCCACAGGCGGTCGTCCCCGGTCAGACTGGTGCGGTAGAGGCCAAAATACCCGGCATTCTCGGCGACAATGCCTTGCCCAAAATAGACAGAGCTAATGGAGGGCGCCGTTCCCAGCGGCAAGACCCAGAGACTGACCGTGGCGGCCGTGGGGGTAATGTAGGTGGCCAGCGTTCCGGGGACGGCCAGGTGATCGTCCGTCCCATCAAAGCGCAGCGCGGCCCACCCGCCCGGACGTGTCGAGGCACCCCACCCGCTCGTGGCGGTCGAGGCACTCATGCCCGTCAAAGTGGCCGGAAGACGCTTCGCCAGATCGACCAGGCGCCGGCCCCCCACGCGCTTGGGGAGGAGCAACCACCAGGCCGTGAGCCCACGGTTCAGCGGTGCCTCCCAGGCGATGGGCTGGCCATAGTCCAGGCTGCGGGGACCCAGCAGATGCAGCGGCATGGCACGGCCCCCTTCGGACTCAGATGGCGGTCAGATAGGCCCCGATATAGGCGAGACTATGCAGCGAGCCAGTGGCGTGCAGGTTCTGGCCGGTATTATGCGACACGAAAACACTGAAGCGTTTGGGGACAAAGCCAAAGGCTTCCGCGAGGGTCAAAGTCCGGATGGGATAGTCCACGGCCGTGGACGCGCTCACGGCAGTGACCCCGAGGAGGATGAAGGCACTATCGAGGATGTAGGCATTGGTGACGGTGCACCCGGCATCGCTGCCCGTCATGGTGTCGGGCCAGGTCGGGGTATCGTCCAGGGCCTGCACGCCATAGACGCGGATTTCGGTATCCACCGTCGGGGCGGAGGTGCCGGTAGTAATGGCCACAGTGATACGCCCGTCAATATAGAGATCCGAGGTATTGACGATGGCCGCCGATTCCCGTCCGATCAGAAAGGTGGCGGAGGTAGCGAGCGAGGCGAGCGTAATCGTCAGCGGGGTCGAGGCCGCGTAGGCAATTTTGACGTTGGCGTTCTCTTTCAAGGCCAACCACCAGGGGGCCTCGCCGGTCTGCTGGTAGGGCCGGTCATCGAAGTGTGGTGGTAGGCGCCGAGCAGGGGAAAGAAATTCAAAGTCGTGCCCCCGGTGCTTGACCTCCCACTCCCAGAGTTCCGCCGTAAAGTCCTGGAGCGTACGCCCGAGACGATGCCGGTGCTGGCAGGTCCAGCAGTACGCATCGAGGTCGAGCCGCACGCGGGCGTCTGGGGCACTAGGCGTCATGACGGTCTCCTCTAGGGAATGGCCCAGGCTTGTTCCACATCACTCCCGGTGAGGTTGCCCTGAAAGCCCATGACGGCAGGACTGGCCGTGGTGCCCGTACCACTGCTGGGGACGATGAGGAGCTTTTCGGCCTGCGAGGCTTTCTCGCGGCCCAGGGCGAGAAGAAAATTGACCTGGGTCTGCGAGGCGCCCTGCCCGCCAAAAATGGCCTGCCAGCCGGCACGGGTTTGCGCCAGCGACGGATTGACGACCCCTGGATTAAACATGCGCGCCCAGGCATCCCGGTCTTGCACCGTTTGCGCCTTGTAGGTGGCCCAGTTCCACAGGGTATCGTCAGGGGAGGTCGCTTCGTACACCTCTTGTTCCGCCAGTGCCGTGCGCCAGACCCAGAAATCGGGCGATGCCACCTGGTTATAGCCAGCCGCAATCGTATAGGCGTTTTCGCCCGTGTGCGCCAGGGATCCATACACCGGATGCGCGGCAATGTCGGCTTTGAGGAGCGTCAACTGCTGGGTGGTCAGTGGCACCAATCTATCCTTCTCATGGCGGCGTGTGCTACACTACGCCCGCCCTCGCGCCAGAGTGGGAGCCAGGCGCGTCCTCGCGGGGCCCCCGGATACGATGACGTCCGCGCAAGCCCTCCAACGGTGCGACCAGGACGACCGCAGCGACAACCACAGCCCGAGGGTCCTACGTCATTGACACGTCAAAAGCCCCTATATCAAACTGAACTGTGTCAGATGCGTTTACAGTTTGATCGACAATCGAGGCATTATCATACCCAATAATATTCCCGGCTCCACTCGCGCTATCGATAATAAAGCAGCTCGTAATGGTGCCCCACGTCGCCGTCGGCGTCGTAAACGTGATGGCGGCGACATTATCGAGCGCGCCGCCGCTGGCGTTGGTCCAGGTCGGCGCCGCCCCGCCGTTGATATTGACAAGTTTGCGGCTGTACCCGGTGGCCGCGGTGCTCACCTCCGTCACGTTCGCCTCGGTCGCCGCAGTATCGGCAATCGTCGCCGTCGCTAGGCCGATGTACGTGGCCGGCTTCGTATACGCCTGGTTACGAAACATGCGATTCAGGAGCAGGTGCACACAGACATCGACAAAGCCCGCGCCTGATGAGGCGTTGAATTGGACCTGGAGTTCACCGCTGGGAATCGTGGGCGTATTCCCCGTGACCGGCGCAAAGGAGGCCGTAAACGAGCCATACGCCAGGACATTGCCCGCGCCATGCGTGTTGGTATCGACAATGGCCCAGTCCGTCACGGTGCCCCAGGCGCCCGAGGCCTGCGGAAAGGTCACGGCGCCGCTCTGAATGACGCGGCGGGTGGCGGCGGCGCCAAAGGTCACGGCCGTGCGCGCATACCCGTTGGCATTGGTGACTTCGCTCATGCTCGCACCCGTGGACGTGTCGGTCAGCGTGCCGGTCGAGAGCGCCACATACACGGTCGCAACACTAGTATAAGCAGTATTAAATATATGGTTCAATAAGGCATTTTCGGCATAGTCTGATAAGGACCCCATCGCTTTGTCCTTTACAACGCCCGTGCACAGCGCACGTTAAAGAGCAGCACGGGCCGCTGAAAATCATCGGTGCGCAGCCAGTAGGGACTCTGGAGCGCCTGGAGCCAGAGATAAAACGTGCCACTGAGCGACGCATTCTGCACGCCGTCGAGCACGTCCCAGGCCGCCTGTGCTGCCGCCCGTGCCGCCGGATAGCCGTAGGGTGCCCCACGCGTGGCGACTTGCACCACGGGCTGCTCGTAGCGCGCCACCGGCACGTCATGGCTGCGCATGGGCGGCAACCCCGGCACTTCGATCAAGGCCAGAATGGGCGCCGTGTTCTCGATCGTATCGAGTGGGAACCCCCCCTTAAACAGCGTATTCCCCACGGCGCCCACGCCTTGACTCTGGAGATATGCGCCTAACTCGTCCAGCAGCATACGCTACTCATCCTTCACACTGCGGTAGACATGCGTTTCGGTCAGCGCCACGTCGGGCTGAATGAGCCCGTCCCGCACGTAAAAGGTGAGCGTCACGTCGCCGTGCATGCCCTTGCGCAGCAGCTCGCGCCATTGTTCCTCGAGTAACTGGAGGATGGTCCGCCGTTGCTGGACATTAAAGGGTCGCTCATACAGCACAGCTTTACGGGCGTCGGCCAGCTCAGGGAGCGGGTTGCCATAGCCGTCGTGGCGCATAAACTGGGGCATGCTCACCCTCGCAGGGCCGGGCCAATGATGGCGCCAAAGCGTTCGGCCATGCCGCCGGTCGCGGCGAAAAACGGCGATGAGAGATAATGCGCCTGTCCGCCGTTGGGATGGTTGAGCGTGGTATCTTCATGAATACGGATCGCATAGGGCGCGAGCCCATGGCCTCCCGACCGAATGATCATCTCCAAGACGGCCCCGCGCTCGACCGGCCCTTCCGTCATGCCGCTCGACACCAGCAACCCGGTATCAATAGGAGTAAGAAACCGACTCTCTTCCAGAATGCGATCGGCTTCCGTCATGAGGGCACGCGCCGCCCCATCCCGCGCCTGTGGCAGGAGCCGCTGCCAGGCTTGGCGCAGGGCCTCGATCCCTTCAAGCTCAATGGTGATCACACTATTGCCTCCCAATGGTCCTTCGCCCCTTGCGGCGTCTTCCACAGATCAAGCCGCTCGATGGCCGGGCTCGTGCCGTCTTCGAGCGTCAGTTTGTGGCGAATATCCAGCGCCACCGTGCCGTCAAAGAAGAGCAGCGCCCGGCTGACCCGCTCTTGCCCTTGCGCATTGGTAAAGACCTGTGTGCGGTATTCGACCCGGCAGGGCGTCGCCACAGGCGTGCCATACGTGGGCGCGCCATAGCCGTCCTGGCCCGTGTAGGGGGCTACCAGGACCGTATCCGTTAAGAAAGCGACGAGGGCGCTATGCATCGGCCCCTCATGTGCGCAGAATGGGAATAGCGATCATGCCCGCCATGACGCCATAGCCTTTGAGCAACGCGCGGACCTCACTGGGGACGCTCGTTACCGGTGAGGCCCCCACGACGGGATTCGGGTTATCCTGGTACGTGATCGTCGTCCCGCCAATCTTCGTGGACTTAATCCCTGCCGTCTGCCCGCCGTTGGGCTGACTCAGCGTCGTATCGCCCAAGAGCGCCAGCGCATAGACCGCCGTTGCCTGCTCCAGCCGAACGGGAATGAGCAGCGGATCAATCGGCTGCCCGTAGCGATCCACCTGCCCCGTTTGCGGCCAGGCGAGGGCCTGCGTCGGTGTCGTGGGCGTGCCGTACCAGTGGACCAGGCTATCGAGCAGGCTCGTGGCCCACATCAGCGCCGGGGCCGCATCCCCACTCACCAGCGCAGCGTCCCACGCGTCGTGATACGGGCGCTGCTGGAGGTACAGGGTCGCATCGGCTACAGTCACGTAACTGTTACTAGAAATACCACCTGGCGTCGCATCCAGCGCCATGACTAAGAGCCTCCCACTGTGGCCGAGCGCTTCCAGCGTATCCGCACACAGAAATGACCCAACTCCAGACTCCACACCACATACGGCGCCTCTTCCACGTCGAGACAATACCACCAGCGCCAGTCTGACAGCTCAGGATACCAACCCCAGGACAGCCAGGGCGTGACGTGATGCGCCACGGCGTCTGCATCCTTCCCTATTCACTACGCCGCGAGGCAGGCGGCGTCGCCGGGGGCGTACTACTACTCGCGGTCGCCTGGTGGCTCCGCGTGGTACTGCGGGCGCTCGGACTCGCGGCCGGTGTCGGCGCCATCACGACCACCTGCGCGCCTTCGGGCACGCCCGCGAGCAGCTCCGCCTGCTCATTCGCCTTGGCACGGGCCTCCTCGCGCTCCTCCTCGGTCTGGAGCTCAGGATGCGTGGCGCCCTGGCCGGTCCGGAAGCGGCTCATCGCCGAGGCGCGGGCCTCGGGCTCCACCTCCTTGCCGCCTGGCGGGACGGGCGTATAATCGCCCAGGCGCACGGCTTCGGCGGCATCGACGGTGTGCATGTAGGTGGGGGAGCCACCTTCTTTCTCGTACACAATAACTGGATTTTGCGGCATTTTATACTACTCCTCTCAAATATATACCAGTTAGATAAATGTAAAAATATCCCCAACGTCCACCGCAAGGCCGTTATTATTACTTGTCTTAGTAATAAAAGATCCAGCGACTATGCCAGGCGTGGTCCCGCCGATGGCATAGTTGACGCGGATGAATTTACTATCATTGTCGAGCCCCTGCGCCACATTGCCCTGCATCGGAATATGCACTCGCCCTGCAGCCGTCGTCGGCGTAACGGTATAGGACGCTATGGTTGTATACGTTCCACCCACAAGGTCACTCACTTGCAAATTGAACGTATAGGTCCCAGTGGCAACGGTGCCGGACCAATGGAGCACCCAATCACACGTTGGGAGGGTACGGGGGTAGGCGAGAATGCCTGTTCCAGAGCCGTTGGCGGCAAGGGCAGCGCCAGGTGTCAGGAGCGAAAGCGCGGCGTCATAAACCGCAGTCGTCATAGTACTATCTCCTTTAGAACCTTCTCGTGTGAGAGCATATGTTGTATACTCTAGCGTTGGTTAGGTTGGAGGTCGCTCCTCCCGATAAAGTCCTGCGTGGTCCTTGTCCATGTGGGAGCCTAACTACCCCACTCTGACCATACAAGGAGGTCATTCCATGCCTGCTCATCGTGTGCCCCGTGTCCAACTCCTCTGTGCCTACGAGCCATGTGCGAAGCCCTTTGAGGCCATGCCTGGCGAAGCCAAGCGTGGAGGAGTCCGGTATTGTTCGCCCACATGCCGAAGCTTGGCGAGACAGCAACCTCGCGTCTTTCCTCAAATGCTGGCCTGTGCCTATGCCCCATGCGGTCAAACCTTTGCCGTGATGCCGTGGCAAACCACCATCTGGAAATACTGCTCGACGGCGTGTTACCACGCAGCCCGGCTGACACAGAGCCACGAGGCCTTTGCGGCACGCTTCTGGAGTAAGGTCGACAAGACCCCTGGCTATGGCCCTCAAGGTCTCTGTTGGCTGTGGAGAGGCGCAACCCATGCGAACGGCTACGGGAATTTTCGCGCCACACCCTACAAGGAAGGGAATGTGAGCGCGCACATCGTCAGCTGGTTCCTCAAAACAGGAGAATGGCCCCCAGAAGGCCTGTTTGTGCTCCATGCATGCGATGTCAAGGCATGCGTCAACAACGAAGCGTGCCTCTTTCTTGGTACGCACATAGAGAATGTGCAGGACATGATGAGCAAGGGGCGGGGAATCATGCAGACAAACCCTGAGCGTGTCCATGCAGGGGTACGCCGATGGAATCTTGAGAATCCTACGCGCCCGCAGACAAGTGGCGATAGGAACGGTATGCGCTTGCATCCTGAGTCTATCCTGCGTGGCGACAACAGCCCCGTACACAAGATTACTGAGGCACAAGTCGAAGAGGCACGCAGGTTGTATGCAACTGGAGAGTGGACCCTGAGCCAATTGGGTTTGCGCTATGGGGTTACAGCTCCAGCTATTCGCTACCGCATACGTCTTCATAAGCAGCCTTCTAATGACTAGATATACTATACCACAACGGCTGCATCTTTTATGCCTCGTAGTCTTGCAACTGATCTACCATGGAATACTGCAATGGAGGCGAACCACTCGACCCTGGTCCTAAAGACCGGTTTTGCTTCTAATTCTCCTAGGTCTCTTACGTCTAAAGGCCCATTTTGTATCCCTACTACGCCGCCGTCGCCAAACTGGACCGCATAAACGCTGGTACTGGCGGCGGCGCCCCCGCCCGGATTCGCCTCGGTAAACGGCAGGATGTCGTTCCCAACATTATCTTCGCGGGCAATGAGGATCGGAATGCCGTTGTAGGCCATGACGCGCTGCCCGAACTGATTGGGGTCCCATGTAATGAACCCGCCCACCGCCGTATTGCGCGCTGCCTGCGCCAACCTGAGTGCCATCGTGTTGTTCATAATGAGGTAGTTAGGGTCATCGACCTTGCTGATCAGCGTATCGAGCTTGAACAAGGAGAGCGCATCCCCGCCCGACGTGGCCCCGGCATCGAGGAGTTGTGAACTCCCTGGCGGGATACGCCGTTGCAGCCCATCAAATTCTCGAGGGTCGGCTGAACTGTCACCTTTTATAAAAGCGAGGGTCCAGCGGTGGGCAAGGGCCTTGACCTTCAGACCCTCCTGCACGCTGCGTTGGTTGGCTCCCATCGTTCGCGTGATAAACCGGTCAACATCGAGGTCTCCGCCAGCAATGACAAGGGATTCCGTGATGGGGTTCAGCACTCCAACCGACTCCGTAAAACCTTCGTTCACTCCGCGAAATCCCACGCCGGGCAAAATATCCTCACGATTATACTTCAGCGCATTGCCAGCGATTCCTTCAAAAGGTAACACTCTGAGGATGTCAGAATTCCTCGCGTACATTTCCACAATTGCCGTGCGGGCGACATCGCCCGAATTGAGCTTGGACGCTTCCACGATGGTCAGGGCCATAGGGATGTTTCCTCCACGGATGTGCCCTCGCCCTGCCTCAGCGCCCTGCCAGGAGGCTCGTCAGGGGAGGAGTTAGCGGGTTTGCGTCGCCTGCCACTCACGGAAGCGGGTCAGGCGTTCTGCCGGATTCGTGATACTGTTCCAGTCGATGCCCGCGCCATTGCCGCTATGACTTGCCGGGGCACCACCGCCGGACGACGGCGGCCACAGGTGCGGCGCCTGGCCACTGGCTTTGAGCGTGGTAATCCACTCGCTCGGATTCAGGGCATTGACGCCATCTTTGCCGTAAATCGTATCATCACCGTTTTTGGCGATCACATTCCCTTTATCGTCCAGGTCGGTGAACACGGACAGCCCGCGTTGTACCGCATCGTCAACTGCTTTCTCATACACACCGTTTTTTGTGACCGCGTCAAGGAGTGCCGTTTTGATGCGGTCCTGGCGCCAGCGGCGATCCAGATCGGCGGCGGTCGTTTTCAGCTGATCATTCTCGCGTTTCAGGGTGCCTACCTGGCGTTCATGATCGGCCCGCATGCTGTCGGTACGTTTAGCGATGAGCACCTCGATGCCTTGACGGTCGTAAATATCGGCATCGTCCAAGCCCTTGACGCGCTCTTGCATCTTCCGGTGTTCATCAGGATCGATGCCTTCATAGCGCGTCTTCATATCTACGAGCTGCTTCTCGACTTCCCGACGTACCGTGCGCTCGGTCGTCAGGGCTTCTTGCAGCTTGGGAATGCCATCGAGTGAGGGTTCGGTCTGGAGAATCCATTTCCCCTCATGCTCGGCATAGAGTTCGCGGAAGCTGTCAGGAATCTCTCCCGCAGCCGTATACCATTGTTTCAGCGCCATACAGCACCCTCTCGGTGTGTGTGGTTGGGCCGGCATCTCGCCAGCCATGGACCAAAGACCGCTGCATCTCACAGCGGGAGCGGGGCACCAAAAAAAGCGGCCTCCAGGAATCGTGTTCCCGAAGGCCGCTTGCGAGACAGAGGCGGATCTCACCCGAGGGCAAGAGCGAATTATGCGCTAAGGTTGTGGATAACTTGGGGAAAAGTCAAGAAATATTTCACGGCTGGCGTTGTTCCAACGCACGCACCCGCTGCTCCAAGCTATTGAGCTGGTGCTGCAGTGGAAAAGGCTCGGGCACCGTAGCGGCACGGCGCAGGTCGTGGAGGGTGAGCCCCAGGATGGCCCCACACATGAAGATCGTGAAGAGCAAGATGCCCACCCAGATCCGATCCGCCAGGGGAGGGATCGCGTGGAGGACGCGGCGAGACCAGGGATCGGGGGGCATAGGGGCTCCTAGTGCGATGTCTTGCGGAATTGGACGGTAGACCCATCCTCATAGGCTTGCATGATCGCCGGGATTTCCTCCGCCATCGCGCGGAGTTTCTTGTCGTCCCACTTCGGCCTGTGCACGTACGTGACCGTCACGTAGGGCACCTTCTGCGTCTGCTTCAACGTCAGAATGGCGGGCTTAATGAGGGCTTGCAGGGTCTCCATCTGGAAGGTCAAGGCTGCGGTATGCTGGGCAAGCTCCCCTTCAAGACGGGTAATCTGTGTTTGGTATGGGGCGGCTATCTCCTGATACGTCTTGGAGAGGTGAGAAAGCTCCGCTAACCAGCCGCGTAGGTCTTCGAGGGTAGGGTCGGCCATACGCATTGCTCCTTAGACGGTAGGCCGTACGGCTACCTGAATAGATTTGACGGCATTCACCGCAAACCGTGCATGTTTGGCACCCGCCATAGCGACAGGGCTCATACTGAGAAAATTGCGATTGAAGTTATAGAGCGTCGTCATGAGTTGCCAGCCTTCCTCTTCGAGCAAGCTCACGACTTTATAGCCAAGAGGTATATGCTGTTGCTTACGCAAGAGATCATCGGTCATGATGACCAAAATACCCTCAGGGGTGAGGCAGCGAGCAACTTGGTTGATAGCCGCTTTGAGGCCCTCCCGCCACTCTGCAAAGACATGCCCTAGCTCAGTATATTTGCCTTTCGCTATTGTCAGATAGGGGGGGTCGCAGATAGCGAGGTGGGCACATTGATCAGGAAACGGGAGACTTATACGGGCATCGGCCTGTACAATCGCTGGATGCTGCGGGGCAATGTCCGCCATGAGGGCATAGCGTGGTCCGCTAAATTCTGCCTGCGTCACGTGCTGAAAATGGGTGTACCGCTTGAGAGTGGCTGCGAGGAGACCACCACCTGCGAAGGGATCAAGCACGGTATCGCCGGGATTGGAGAAGTAATGGATGAGGTTCGCATACAGGGCGGGATTGACCCCGCCTTCAAAGCCATCGAGGCGCTTATCGTCAGCGGCAAAGACCCAATGATTTGACACCTTGAGATCAAAGTCAGGGCGATACACGCCCTGTGCGGCATCGACACGGGCACGAATGGCACGCCGCAGTTCTGTCCGAAGAGGGCGAGTCTCTTCCGCCCAAGCGCGGACTTCTTCTTTTTCTGTACGTGGCAAATTACAGTTTGCCATGTGTCGATAGGCTTCATAGGGCAAGATATTATTGCCGGCAATAATATCTGGCCACGTTGCAAAGAGTTTGCGTGCATTAGCAAGAAACGAGGGCCGCACGGCAGGTTGCCGTTGCGTCTCCAGCCATGCTCGCAGGTCCATATTGGCCTTCTTGCTGATCTCATGCCGCGGTTTTCCATGCATCGCCGGATGGCGAAGTACTTCTTCGTCAAAGTCTCTCACTAATTGCGCTTTGTCCCAGCTCGTCGTCGCCTCGCGTGCTTCAATCGCAATGAAGGCTTGCCCATAGCGAGCAATAAGAGCTTCCCATGTTTCCTGGCTGGGGTCCTTTAGAGAAACGTCGACAAGATGTAATGCTGGAGCAGTGGCCATTAGTGCCGTCTCCTAAAGATTGCAGGATTCGCGGCAATTAACGCCGCTGTTGCATCCCCACCGAAGGGATGGACCGTCGTAAAGTTGCCTTCCGTACCGAGATTGTTCTCCTGGCCCTTGCCCACCCAGAAAAAGCCGCCCTGGAGTTCGAGGCGGTCATAGGTTTCCAGCCCTTCTTTGAGCAACACCTCTTCTAAATGGCGCCGGTCTGTTCCGCTGCCCAACCCGCGACCAAACCACACCATCTGCGACTGGGTTAAGACCGTTTTCGCCACTTCGGCAATGCGTTGGGCAATAACCATCCAGCCGACGCCATATTTACGCGTTTCACGGTAGGCCCGATTCACGACCGACCGTGTTTCATTGGTATCATCGACTCGCGCTTCGGGGACCCACCGCGTCCCCTCATCCAAAACCACGAGGGCATTGTTTTGTTGCCCCTGGGTATAGCGCCTTTGAGCATGCTGCGTCAGATGCTCCATGAGTTCCCTCATGACGTAGACTTGTTCTTTTTCCCGGAGATACCGCGAATCCATCCGTATAACCACCTTGCGCCCATGCTCTAAAATACTCTGGACAAGATCACCCATGCGTTCGCGGCCATCAAAGAACTGCCTGACGCGCTCAAAGTCACGCTCAAAAGCCCGACGCCGAGCAGGCTGTGTCTGCAATTGAGCGACTTCTTGCAGCTTGGCTTTCTGGGTATTGCCGCCCCCGGCATAACAGGAGCCAATATGGACGCCAACGGCGTCAAGCACGCGCTCACTCGTCAGTTCCGCAATGGTGACATCCTTCTCACCAAAAATCTCTTCGCTCACAAGCTCCCCCAACCTATAGGCAATGTCGTCGCGCATATTCCCTATATGCCGATGGAACGGAAACACCAGGAGATCAGCCAACGTGGCTCGATCGGTCATGCAAATGTCCTGGACATTGAGCACCTCAACCTTGATCCCCGCAGCCTGACAGACCTCCAGATAATTCCAATGGAAGTCGCCTCGATCATGGCGCGTGGCATCCGAGAGATCGCCCGCCGTATCGGGCATAAGTAAGCCCATCTGTGGATGTGCGCAGAGCTTCCCAGCGATCAACATCAGCGCAAAAACCGTTTTGCCTGATCCCGTTTGGCCATAAACCGCATACAAGCGGGCCTCCCCATACCCACCGTCTTCAACTCGGCCAAAATTGCGATTGATAATCGTTGCGAGAATCTCTGGGGTATTGGGAATATGGCCCAGTGCGAGCCGATACCGCTCATCTTTCTCATTGTAGAGTCGTGTGAGATGGTCACTATCTGCGAGGGCAATGAGCGTCCCAGTCGATGGCCAGGCTTGTTGCGGGATTTTGACGTTTTTGGCATCGACCGTCCCAATAATCTGAATGGTCGATTGCTCAATATCGACTTCGCGGGACCATTGCTCCACGCGACCATGAACCATGAGATAGGGCTTGAAGGCAGGATCGTCATGAATCGGATTGCTCAGATTAATAGGCCCCATGCGTCCCACAATGAGATTTAACTCGACCGGCAAGGCGACATATTGTCCTGTCAGCGGGGTTCCACGAGCCTCGTGGAGAATCGTACAGTAAATAAGGCCATCTTTGACACCATCGAGCGTCGCAATCCATCGTTCCATCAGACTCCTTTCGTCCGGGTTAGATGAGTGTTCTAGCCGGATCGAAAAAGGGCGTACGTGGAAAATTGAACATGCCGTAGAGCGTCGCAATGGCTGATAACCGCTTCGTCGTCCAATCCGCCAGAAACTGGGGCCAGGGCTCCACGCTTCGATCTGCCGTATGGTACGTGAGGGCGGAAAGTAACGGCATCAGCCATGTATCATCACAGAGCCTCTCTAGCCGTGCTTCAATACGTAAGGCCCGTGAAAACGGATGGGGTTTAAAATAGGTCATGCCTAAGCGCCGCTCATAGAAATCACGCAGGGCCTGCCGCTCGTCATGCTTGAATCCACGCTTTTCCACGCCAAACCGGCCTTTAGTCCCTGTGACAAGCGGCTCTGGCGCGAGAAATTCTCCTGGCTGGAGTATCTGTCCAAGGAGTTCACGATCGGAGACAAGCGCACGATCAAACTGGTGTGTTCTGGCCTGAAGAGCCGCAAGCGTAATACGCTCACTACTCTTGCTCATCGCAATCACTTCAGGATTCTCAAGCAGGGCGAGAAAGCCGCCATCAACGACCAACCTTTCATACGCTCGATTAATACCAGCATTCCTCGTCCCACCGTTTATACGCCGCGTAATCGTTTGATTCACTTCCATGAGCATCGACCAGAATGACGTATCGGCAATCGTGGGCGTACAGCTGTCGACCAACAAGATATTTTCCGCGAGCATACGTAAAGGCGTACGGGCCAAGCTCAATTCTTCACCATTAATACCAGTTTCACGGATAGGGTCGCCGAACGACGTTTGGCCATCGGCATCGACACGGACTGCTTGAATCAAAATAGAACAGATATCGCCGAGCGGGACATCAATGACCGCCGCATCCACTGCACCTAATGACGTGGGAGGCGCTGCTTCCACCGTGCGGATATGGAGCAAATCGCGCAACTCAGTGGCATCTTCCAGGAGGTTCAGTCTTTCGCCAATTTGACGAAGGAAGTCCTGATTGTCGGCAATCCATGGCGCGATTAGCCGTTCAGGAATAGGCCGTGACTCCTCCGCCATCACTCCTCCTCTCTATGCATAGAGGAATGCCGTGCCTGCTGCTGGCGTTCCTGTTCAGCCTGGACAAGCCCCTCCTCAAGAAAGCGGCGCAACAATTCTGCTTGTTTCATTCCAAGCACGTCAGCCAGCGCCTTGAGCCGTACATATTGTTGTGCCGCAATATGGACAGTAATTTTTTTCATGATATCATTGTATGGCGAAAAGACTGATGAAAGCAAGAGGAAAACCGTGATGTGTGACGACGCCGACCTGCCCGACCATGACTTCGAATCCATCTACGGCCATGCCGCCCTGCACGCACGGACCCTGGCCCGCCTCGATGCGATTGCCCGCAAGATGGAGGCGCAGGCGCATGACTTCCACGCCTGGCTCGCCACGCGGGAGGTCCCACGACACTCGGCCCCGCCCACGGGCGTGCAGGACCGGTGAGGATCTGCTACACTCCTGGCTACTCGTGAATGCTTGTGTAGTCACTGGGGCGGGCCGGAACCCGCCCTGGTCGCTTCTCTCGCCTCCCTCCGCTTGCCTAGCACAATCTCTTCGTGTAGGGTAGCCCCGCATCGCCGTTTACACGACATACCTGTCTAGCACAAGGAGACACGTCATGATCCGTCACCCTCGCTCCCGGCTCGTCGCCAGCTTCCTGGCCCTGTGCCTGAGCGCCACCGGCGCCCTGGCCGCCATCACGAGCAGCCTCGATCCGTCGCAAGCCCCCTCGGGGACCCATCTGCAAACGGGCACCATTGGCTGTAGCGTCAATGCCGACCAGTCCGTCACCTGTAGCACGTTTGAACTGGCGGGCGTCGGTCATACTGACGCGAACGTCAGCCTGAACGCCAGCTACAGCGCCACCGTGGATTGTTTCAACCACGGCGCGAATCGAAATAATCCGATTGAGTCACACACGACGAGTTTTAGTGCAAGTACGCAGATTACCGTCACGTCGGGAAAGAATGGCCGGTTGAGCGTGCCAGCACAGAGCGTCAATCCTACCATTGTCGCGCAGGGCTGCCCTAATCCGAACTGGACGCCGGTTATTCGTGCAGGGACGCTGGCGTTGGTGAGTTTTAGCTATGAGCTGACGTTTGAGGACTTTAACGACCCGTATATTCTGATCACAGGCCCATAGTTCGTATAAAACTATGGGATATAGACATGGCAAGGCATCGCCGTCTAGGCACGGCGCGACGTGACGTGTCGAGGCTGGCCAAGGCAAGGCCCCGCTGGCCTGTCCCATGCGAGCTGCCCGCCGCCCTAGCCCAAGTCCGGGGGACATGCGGAGGGCGGCTGCTTCTCTAAGCCAATCAACCGATTATCGGCCGCATCAATCGCTTTAATCAACTCGTCAACCTTGGTCTGAAGCGCCGTCTCTTGATGCGTTTGGGTATGTTGAATCAAAATGACGAGAATCCAGGTTGTCCACGTGAGCAAACTGGTGGGGATGAGATTCCAGAGGTCGCCCCAGTGGAAGACGGGGCCTAATGCTAGCCAGAGCCCAAAGGCCAACACGGACCCGAGAAACATCCAGGCCGACCCGGCAACCAGGCTCGCCGTCGTGGCTAGGCGATAAAACCAGTCCGCCTGCACGCAGTCTCCTCCACGCTAGCGGACCACGCTTGCGCCGTCCAGCACCGCGTCGCTGATCCGTGACAACTCATAGCTTTTTGAGGGCATCACGAGCCGCAGATCACATTGCGAGAGATACCCGTGCGCGAAGTGCCAGGCGAGGGAGCCATTCTTTTGCAGCTCCAGCGCACACGCCAGCATGCGCAGGTGCTCTTCGGTCACGCCATGCAGTTCAAGTCGTTCCCACACGAGCGCATCAAGCATCGGGCACCTCCCGGCGCGGGTTGAGGCATTCCCAGCCCGCAAAGTGTTCGGGCTGCATCGACTCCTGGGTATACGTCGCCACCCAGCAGGTTTCGCCCACCCACAGCCAGCCGGGGGCCGCAGGGAGGCGCGGCAGATGCGCCCGCACGAAGGCCTCCAGCGTCGCACTAATGGGCGGCAGGAGCCGACCCTCGAATAGCATAGTGTCCCTCCCGCTCACGCCGCCTGGCCGCAGACGTGGGCGCCGCCTCAAAGCCCTAATCCGTCCACAACAGGCACTCATGCCGACGTCTCCGGGAGTTCCTCGGGCAATGTGAAGGTATACGTCAGCCGGTAACTCCCCGGCGTTTCCGCATCGAGGCGCCAGCGCAGACTCTGCGCCTGCTGCGGGAGGGCGCCATGCGCATGCAGGAGGGCCTCAATGGCCACCATCGTGCGCCCGGCCATGAGCCGCGCGGGGAGCCACACCTCGCCCGTGAGCGTCAGGGTTCCAGGCATGGATCCTCCTGCGCCTCTCGGAGACAATGCGCGGCGTGCAGCTGCCGTTCTAAGCGCTCCAGGACTGTTTGTGGATCTGGAGGCGCCTCCTCGCGTGCGTAGAAGCCGGGCTCGGGCTCATAGTCCAACTCGTCGTCCGGCTGTTGCTGCCAATGCGTGTACCGGGCATCGCGCGGGGTCATGAGTGGAGATCCTTCGCCGGGAGCCGCATGACACTCATCATGGTCGCTCCTTGTGCTGCAACACGTCCTGCGCCCAGGTCGGGGCCGGGAACACCGTGGCAATCCCGCTCAAATTCCCATGGCGCCCATAATAGGCCCGCAAGGCGTGGAGGGAGACCTGGCTCAGCATGGAGACCCCCGCACGCTGAGCCAGGGTCCACACAATCTGGCGCACGCGGGTCGCGGACAGGCCATAGTCGTGGGCCACACGCCCATACGAAGCGCCCTGGCGCACGCGGGTCGCAATGGCCAGATCGCGTAGCGCACGGGTGGGGTCGCTCATGGCGCTTCCTTCGCGGTCTGCCCGTAGGGACCTTGGGCGGGATCATACGTCCTGGGGACCCGCTCCAGGTAAACGTGGCAGACGACACAGTAGGCAAAATCAATATCCTGGACATGGAAACTGATACTATTGCACAGGAGACAGAGGAGCGCGGGTTTTTCCGCAAGCGTGAGGATGCGGTACGCGTCGGTGATCATGCGCCGAACTCCTCGAGCGTCAACGGCTGGCCCGTGGCCGCCTCCAAGGGTTGAAGCCAGGCCAGGAGGTCTGGGGTATCCACCGGATAGGGGCGCTCATAGTCGTAGACCACATACCGATCGTTGATGTCACGTCCCCACAAATAGGGGACGAGCATGGCACACTCGTCGGTCGTAAAAACGGGGACGCCCCGACGCAGAATGACATAGCGATGTCGGGCATTCAAGCTCATGCCCCGAGCTCCTCCAGCGTCAATGGCTTGCCCGTAGCCGCCTCGATTAATTGTTTCACCGTGAGCGATCCAGCACGAAACATGCGTGCCCGCGTTGGCCCTAAGACCGCATCCTGATAGGCCGTATCGCGGCGTGCCAGCCAGCTACTCACGCTGTCGTTTGGCACGCGACCTCCTCCCGGTACCACCGGGATAAAGCTCGAACGTCAGGCGATATGGTACGGCACACCGGAGAGATAGGGAATGCTATGCCCCACCGGCGTATGATCGGCATCGGCGGTATACCGGAGGCCATTACGCGCCAGGCAGACGTGTGACGTGCGCGAATCGAGAATCGAATGATGTTCAATTTGAACTGCATCACTATTCACCATTGCCGTTGCAACGCGCGCCTCACTCACCGCATTGGTCGTCTGCGTGCGTAAGAGGCGTGCGGCATCCTCTTTCGCCTTCGCCATAATCCCATCTTGAAAGCCGTTCGCCGCCGTCCCTTGCACCCGTGCCGCGAGAGTCGGGAGGGGCTCCTCCAGGCTGACCCCCACCATGAGCGAATCGCCCACGCGGGTCACGAGCCCAGCGGCGGCGCGGCTCCACCAGTCGTCCCCGGTCGTGCTCAAGTCCGTGGGTGTGGCCGGGCTGGGGATGAGCGTCTGACGCACGGCCCGGCGCAAGGTCGTCTCGCTGGGCATCTCGTCAATGGTGCGGATCTCCGTCTCGGTATTCACAATGCGCCGCGTGACACGGGCCTCTTGCTCGGCCAGGGCCACGAGAAACGCGTCCACGTCGCGGGCAATCTGGGCGTACCGGGTCGTTACAAGGGGATCAATCTCATCCCGCACCAGGAATTGCACCGCCCGGCGCCGCGCCACGAGAAAGCTAAACTGCGCGGGATCGGCCTCCCGGAGTGCATGCAACAGATCCTGCTCCAGCAAGAGCAAGACCGCCCAGACCTCCTGGCGCTGGTGCGTCTCGGCCCGGCCCACCTGGAGCAAGCGCGCGGTGAAAGCGTCGGCAATCTGCGCATTGACGGGCTCGGTCATGCGACGCCGTCGTCTGCGGCACGCCTAGCGTCTTCGGCATCAAGCCAGGCTTCCAGAGCCCGCATCCGCGTCGCCGGGGAAACGAGTGAGAGGTCCGCATCGCCGCCTCGGCGGTCTGCGGCGATAAACGCCGCCCGGAGGGCCTCCAGAGAGGCCATCGCGCCCTCTAGCGTCCCATCAGCGCCCGGATACACCGTGGGCTTCCCGTCTCCTAACGTACTCATATGTTGCACTCTCCCACCCCGTCGTGGGGCATTTACGGACTCGGCCATAATACCTCATCGAGCACTTCGAAACATTCGACCCGCCCATCGGTGTGTAGCTTGTACCGGGCCACCACGATCGACTCTCCCGCCTCGTCAAGGGCCTTGGCCTCCACCAGGACATCCTCGGCAGGGGCGTACGCGGCCATCACGTGGGCAATCGTTTCTTCGAAGACGCGACGGGCATGGGCACGGTCATCACGCATTAGCCACCTCTGGCGCGATACGGCCGTGGCATACTCCGCCATGACCGTGGCGATAGTCTCTTCAAAGTTTCAATCCCTTCCAGGGAAGTGACGACCATACCCATGCCGCTACACCGTGAGCCGCAGCCGACTCGTCTCGGGCAGCGCTTCGTCATGCCGCTCCCACTCACCACCCCCGACAGGTATCTGGATTTCTCCGCTAAAACCCGCCGGCTGAACAATCGATGAGGCCCAGCGAAATAATTCGCGCTCGACACTTGCTTGGAGCCGCTGCAAGACCTGGAGATACTCCAACTCGGCATCGCCCGCCTTGGGGTCGAGATGCCCCAACGCCTGGCGCATGACCTGCTCTTCTTCCGGCGTGGTCTTGGGATCAGGCGGGGTCTCGCCAATGAGCCCATGCCCCTCGGGATCGGCCAGCATATGCTGGAGCGTCACCACGAGTTGGCGGAGCTTATCCACGTAGCCTTGCGTCATGTCGGCGTCGTGATCAAGGGCCTGAATCATCGCATCGACTAAGGCTTCCATCGTTGGATCGTAAGGTTCCACTAGGGCTCTCCTAACGTTTGCAATTCTTCGGTAACACACGTCTGCACGTCCACCAGGAGTTGACGATAAGAACGGGGTGATTCCGCCCGGGGGCGAAAGGTCATGAGGAGCCGCTGCAACGCATAGGCCCGGTCTTCCTGGAGCATGCGCAGACGGATTTCCTCCTGGAGGATCTCAAAGTTCGCCGTGGTGTGCTCAGCCATCGACTATCCTCGCTTGCGCAAGCCCCGACGGGCAAGGCGTTTGCGGCCGGCCGCACCGGCACGCTTGGCAATATACGTCGCCAGGGCAAAGGCATTCCCTTTCCGCAACCCCCGACGCTTCAGTTGTTCGGCGACTTTACCCCGAGCGGCTCGGGCCTTGGTCCCCGTCTTAAAGGATACCTTCTTCTTGGCCATCGCACCCTCCTAAGCCACCTGCCGCGTCGTCCCATTGCGTCCCGGTGGTGGGGTTCCTGGTCCTGGAGGCAGCATGGCGAGCGGCCGTTGGGCTTGCTCGTCTTCAATCAGCGCCTGTTCTTCCTCTACAGGCACAAGTGGCCTTGCAATCTCCCCACGTTGTAAACAGAAATAGAACGTTTCGTACGAAATAGTACCGTTGAGCAACGCTTGCATCAAGGCCAGGAGCATCTGCGGTTGCATCACATTCGATACGAGGTCCTTGTTGAGGACCACATGCACGGACGGATCATCCACATTTTCAGTGAGGCCCTGCCACCACGCGTGCACTTGCAGTGCCCACGTGAGCCCTTGACTGACGCTGCTCACGAGGCTCTGCACGGGGCTATCGCTGCCCGCCATGCGCCACTGCACACCCGTGGCCGTTTCCTGGGTCTCCGGTGGACCTTCGAGGAGCCGCGCGCCCATCGCGGCCATCATTTGCAGATCGGCTTTGAGGGCGTTCTCGTGCGGCTGGAGGCCCTGCCCGTGAAACTCGACGATCCCCACCTTGGCTTGATTATCGGGCAGGAAGAGGGCCGAGCTGGCCCCCACGTACAGCTCCGGGGGCGCTTCCATGTTGGCGGCAATGTAGAACTGCGGCATGGCGGTCAAGTGTAAGGCATGCTCGTAGTCCGCGCTGTGGCGCCAGTTCAAAAAGTTCCTTTGGACTAAGCCTTCGAGGAGCGACTTCTCGGGCGTCGGCTCGAGCGAAAACGGCGCCATGAAGCAGAACGGGAGGAAGTCGAGCGGTTGCCCCTGGCGGGTCGGCATCCACACCCGCTGGAGCGTTGCGGCCTGGGCATTGGTACGCTGGCCAATCGGATCTTCCAGCCACAAGCTCACCTCGTAGAGCCCCCGTTCATTCAAGCGCAGCACGCGGTACTGAATCTGGTCTTTGACCACAAAGAAGTCGGGCGTCCCCCACGGGCCTTGTGGGACCTGCACACATTCCCGCAGCACCACGAGCGACAGGATCGTATCGCCCCCCCGCTGCATCGTGCGCCAGTTAATAATCTCCTCGGCCTGGTACGCCACCCAGTACGGGCGACTCTGCGGCGGCGGCGGGAGCAACTGACCATCGGGCGTGAGGTCACCGGTCGGGAAGTCGACCAGGATGCCGAAGCGCCCCATGAGTAAGGTCTCACGCACCGCCTCTTCACAGAACATGCGCAGCGAAATGCCGGTCTGCGTAATGTCGGCCAGTTGCGGCTCTAAGGCAGCAGGCCCTACGAGTTGCGGCTCGTGGCGGAATACCGAGCCGGTAATCCCATGCACGGCGTGTTCTGTGGCACTCGTCCACGCGGGGCGATCCCGATACGCGGCGTACTGTTCATCGCGGCGCATCCCCGCTGGGCGTGGCAGATACGCCGTCCCATTGCGCGCTGTGGACGTACTGCGGCGGACGGCATCGAGGGGCTGTGCCGACTTGACGGCGGCTTCGCCCAGGTAGCCGTCGCGCAGCATCGCCCAGAGCGGCAGCATGGCACGATACGCCGGATGCGGAAGCGTGACACTCATATATGCAACTCCATCGCCAAACTCCTACGCGGCGGCGGCGCAAACGTACAGCCGAGTGCATCGGCAAGATCACACGAATGCCCGAGACGCTTGCGGATATGGTCTTTATCTTCAACCACGAGTTGTCCCTGGCTATCAAACCCATACCCCACACTCGCCAATTCCCCCGCGAGGTCCTCGCACGCGTTCGCAGCCGGTGCACAAAACACCGGCTGGGCCGTCCGCAGCCACTCCGCCACTTCCAGCCAGAGATAATCGCGGAGGAGACGTGGCTTCGCCTCCGCAGGATGACGCACGACGGGAGCCTTCTCCGCCACATTCACCGCCGTAATGCCGACACGGATCACGCCCTGACGTTTTAACTCCGCAAGGCGATCATAGACACCTGCACCCAACCCAATGACATCAATGGCGACTTCTTCCACCTGCCAGGGCTCCAAGACCGCGAGAATACAGCCGACCGTGGCCATGGTGTCCTGACGTGCATAGACCTTGATCTGGTCAATGAGACTCCCATGCCGCAAGACAAGCGCTGTACGATCTGAACCCAGTCGCGCCACATCTACGCCAAGCCGCCGCACCCCACCAGGCTCGCGTCGTTCACGAGTCAGACAGGGCTCGGTGAGCTCCAGGGAGATCAGCACGTCGTCGGCTTGGCGCGGGAATTCGCCGTCCGCGCGCACGCGCACCACATTGGAGCCTTCGCCCCACTTCGCCACGAGGCGGGGGCGGTAGGAGGCATCCACCAACGGCGAATCCTGCGAGCGAAAGTGCAGCGTGGTATAACTGCCCCGGTCCTTGTGATGGGAGGCGTAGAACGTGCCATTGGTGCGGGTGGGATTCCCCAACATGAGGACGCGGGCCTCGGGCGTCGAGAGCGCCCCTTCCGCCGCCTCAAACACTTCTTCGGGCATGCCGCTGGCTTCATCAAGGACGAAGAGCAGATGCGTCGCATGAAAGCCCTGGAGGGCTTCGGGGTTTTCCTTGCGAGCGGTGCGGGCGAACGCGCCCCATTCTTTCGCGCTGGGGTCCACGAGACTATCCGTGAGGAGCTTAAAAAGCCGCGAGAGCCAGAAGCGCGGCGGGTCGCCACGGGCGGCGCTGAGGGCATCCGCATGCCGACGCCACTTACTGAGCTCGCCCCACAAAATGTCGCGGAGCTGATGCGAGGAAGGAGCCGAACAGGGGACTTTGGCATAGTCGTGGGTTTCGAGCATCCAACTCACCGCCCAGGCGGCACTCGAACTTTTGCCAATGCCGTGCCCAGAGCGCACCGAGACTTTCGCGCCGGGAGGGAGGATGGCCTCCAGAATCTGGGACTGCTGCAGCGTGGGCTCCATACCAAAGCGTTGGCGGACATAGAGGACGGGGTTCTCGCGCCAGCGGTCGCGCAGTTCGAGATACTGCTCGAAGGCCGACGCGGGCTCCGCGAGGTCAGTGAGGAGTGTCGCCATTGGGAGCCTTTCGCGCTTGAGCCAGGAGGCTGGCCAGCCCGTCACTCAGTTCCACATCGAGACGTTGCTTCGCGGGAGCCAACTCGGGGTCGATCCGTTCGAGGACTTGGAGCGCGAGCAGCCCATTGCCGTCTTTAATAGTCCGCAGGAGTGCCGCACGGGAGGCATGTTCGAGATCGACCAGCCAGCGCTTGCGGGCTTCGGCAAGCGCCAAGGCCCAGTGGTCTTTGCGAGATTCCCACGTGGCAATAGTGCGGATCGACCGCCCCACTGCACGCGCTGCATCCAACTGGGTAGCGCCCATCATCCGAAGATACGCGGCAAGGATACATTTTTCCCAATAGGGGATAGGCGGCGGGTTGGCACGCTGCGCATAGGCAACTTTTGGGGGAGGCCGGTGAGCAAACGCCATCGCACTACACCGGCGCCGGAACCGGCAGCGGGGTCGTGGGCGCGGGCGTGGCGTCCTGCGGGAGCACCGTCACCGCCAGCCAGGGGCCGACGTCTGCAGTCGGCACGACCGTCTTCAGCGTCGCACCGAGGCGCGCTTCATAGGCATCGCTGCTCATCGTGGCGGCATGCATCGTATCGCCCACAAAGCCCGGCGGCAGTTCGAACGTCAGCGGGATGGTACACGCGGCACAGCGCAGGCGCACGAGGACCTGATAGCGCTGACCCTGGGGGAGCATAGCCGTGGGCCGGGCCTGGACCTGGGCTTCAATGTTGGTGTGCGGACACGCGGGCTTTTCCGCCATCGACCGCCTCCTCGGGGAATAGACGCACCAAGAGCAAGTCTCTTCTCTCTAGGAGAGAGAGTAGGGATGGGGTGAGATGGGCGTGCTCGACGTGCGCGAGCCAAGAGGGCGGTTGAGGCCCCCTCGCCACTGTGGCGCCCAAGCCAAACGCAAGACCAACGGTCAAAGCGGATACCACAGAACAGAATCAAATACGCCCTACTAGTGTGCGAGAGACGGAGGGGGGATGTCAAGCGAAAAAGGAAGGCGGAAGAGGCGGGAAGCCGCAGTTACGCCTCCGTCAAACCAAGCAGATAATCGGTACTCACCTTGAGTGCCGACGCCAAGCGCACAAAGCGCGGCAGATTCGGCATCGCTGTCCCACGCTCATACTTACTAATATCCGTCTTAAAGACCTGCGCCTTTCCAGCAAGGGCTTCCTGGCTCAGATCGGCCCGCCGCCGCGCCAGTAACAGGCGCTCCTGAAAGATATGCAATCGCTCCATGTCGTACCTCCTGTATCAAGAATACCAAAAAGTGAAATTATTTTCAAGTTTTAATTCTTTGTTGCTCTTTTCTGCTTGCCAATGTAAGCGAAGTCAGCTATACTAGTAATCAGTTGGTTGGTTGATTGACAAGGCGATGGGCGCTACAGAGTTGAGTACCTCATGTGTGCCGGCACTTAAGAAACCGGGGAGGGAAAGACAGAGCCAGGGCGAGAACGGGAACAGACCCCCGGAAGGCTACTGAAGACAAACGCCCCACCAGGAGAGCATTGAACGCGACGATCCTGGCGACGAGAGACAACGGTGTCTGAGGCTGTGGGCCTCACTGACGAGTTGGAAACAACGAAACACCAAGGAGAATGAGACGATGACCACCACAACCCTCGACACCACCATTGCCCGCATCCTGACGGCCCTCGACAACGATTCAACGACCTGTATGGCCGTGCTGGAGGAGGTCCAGGCCTACCGCTGGGCGCATCCGTCTGATGGTGTGGCGGACGCGATCACCGACGCCGTGCGCACCTGGCATGCCGCGTATGCACGCCGGATGCAGGAATGGTGGAGGCAGGTGTGAGACGACCCCGGAAAACGACCAGACGACCCACGGTAACGCCTGTGTATGTCCCTGAATAACGCAGAGTGCGCCAGCCCCACGCTGGCGGAATGCGGCCCCGCACGGTGCGGGACGGTCACAAGCCCGAACAACCAAGGAGACACGAACCATGATTCACGTAAACACGCGCCAGTACGAAGTCTGCCACGGCCACACGCCCCGGCAACCCCGCGGCGCACCGACGGCTTTGTGGGCCATCCAGATCGATGACGATCCGGCCCCGCGCTATCTCCGCATGCACCTCCGGGACGCGATCGCCCAAGCCAAAGCCTGGGCGACGACCTCCATCACCATTCTCCCCTAACCGCACCACCAAGGAGACACGACCATGACGATCACCCAGTTTGACACCGACCTCCGCGCCCTGGCTGAGCGGGCCAGCACCAAGTACCCTGCCGATACGAAGCGCATCGCCAAAGCGCTCCTCCTCGCCCTGAACGGCCATGTCCACGTCAACCCCGATAGCACCTGTGTCGTCACCTCGCAGGCAGACCCGGAGGTGGTCTACCGGGTCGCGCACGGCACGTGCGACTGTCCCGATGCCGTGCAGCATCCAGAGACGGCCTGCAAACATCGCTATGCCGCCGCGATGGTCAAACGCGCGCAGCGCCCCCGCATCACCTATCGGGCGACGTACAAGGGCGACCAGGGCCAGGCGATCCGCGACGAGCAGATGCGCGTGTGGTTTCAGAGCGATGCCACGGATGAGGTCACGCGCCTGTATGACCACGACCGAGCCAATCTGCAACTTCATGGGCACCTGGGGTTAGTGGCCGAAGCCAAGCTGGCAGATCTTCAGCAAGGCGCGGACCTTGCTCGCCTTGAGGCCCACAAGACCGAGGCAACTATCCTCAACGCCTAGGAGGGGCAGACAGCCAATGGAGGTAGCGTGCGATATCTGTGGGCAGCGGTTTCCCACCAACCGGCCCCGACAACTACGCTGCTCACCAGCTTGTAGCAAAGCGGCGAAGGAGCGCTGGGGACGTACCAAGAGAGGCGTCATCCCAGCGCGTATGCGCGGGGCCATCATGCAATGCCTCATCTGTGGCAACGACTTGATGCGAAAAGGCGCGACACAGCAATACTGTGCGGTATGCAAAAAGATCCACGAAAAAGCCTATGCGCGACGCTATAAAGGCAGTGCAGAAGAGAGATGCATTGGCGCGATCTTCTCCTGTGTCGTCTGCGGAACAAGCACCGCGCGCACAGGAGCGCATCAGAAGTATTGCTCAGATACCTGTTATGCCATAGCCAACGTGCGCCGAGACAGGATGCGACATGCTCGTGTACTAATCGTCGGCTCACTTTTCTCGTGTCATACCTGTGGCAAGACGAGCAGGCGCGGGCGCAATTGGCGACAAAAATACTGCTCAGACGTCTGCCGAAGAGCAGGAGAGCGCACAGCAAAACGTGAGCGATTAGGGCGAACACAATTTGTTGGTGCCCTCTTTGCCTGTGCTATCTGCGGCACGGAAGCCCTGCGGACGACTGGATCACAAATTTATTGCTCAGAGGAGTGCTATCAGACCGCCGCCTATCGTCATCGGGCAGCACGCATCAAGACAAGCATAGGCACGCGCTATACGCGACGACACATCTTTACCAGAGATGGCTGGCGCTGCCAATCGTGCTGGAAAAAGGTGCGAGATAACGTGCCGCTTCGCCATAGCGCACGTGCCACCATTGACCATATTCTCCCCCTCACGAAAGGCGGACTTGAATGTGAAAGTAACGTCCACACGCTCTGCTGGCCCTGTAATCACGCCAAAGGAAACCGCGTAGGATCGAATGATCAATTACGGCTGGCACTGGGCGAGATCATATAACAAAGGAGACGACCCCATGACCACGATTCCCGCTTTCTGGCAGGACCTCGATACCTGGACAATCAGCGCTGACGTGCGCCCGTCCCTCACGACCCGCGCCCTGGTACGCCCCGAGACGTATTACCAGAGCCTCTATGACGCTGACCTGCTGTGCTATGTGTGCACAGACCGCCCCTGGACGCGGCAGGCCCGCTGGTGTACCGCGCTCATATGTGCGGACTGTGCCGAGGGCGAACCGAACCCCGAAGAAGACTAGGCAGAGGCACGCAGAGGCAGAGGGCGAGGTGGTCGCAGTCACCCCGCCCTCTCACATGGAAAGACATGCAACATTCACCCAAGCAGTATACCACGAAAGGATGACCCAATGACCCGCAAAAGTATTGCCCTCTGGACACTCGCCTGGACGCTCGCAGCCCTGCTCCTCATCGCGTGGGTTGCCCTGGCTGAGGCGGGCGGCGCGCCCAAAAAACGACCATCGACCGCAACGGACGCGCTGCCTGTGAACCTGACACGGATGTGTCCCCTCCTCGGGGAATATGCGGCCACGGTCGCCGCGTCCCGCGATGCGGGGACCACGCTCAGTGGCAGTCTCCACCTCATTCGGCAGGAGACAAGGATGCAGGGCATGGATAGCAATTTACAGGCGATCCTCCAAGAGATTGTCTACCAGGTCTACCGCTATCCGTCCATCACCCCGCGCCAGGTGCAACAGGTAGCCGAGCGCGCTTGTTGGGAAACCCAGGCAGGCGCAACGCACTAGGAGAAAGAAGAGAATGGCTATGACCCTGCGTCTGCACGTCCTCACGACCACGGCCGCGCCCGATGGCAGCCGCCTGTGCCTGCTCCAAGTCGACGGCCTCTACCGGGTGGTCCACGTCGCCCCGGACGGCCTCCTGACGCGCCTGCCCCCGCCGCCCACGGCGGACTTAGAAGAGGCGTATACGCACCTGATTGCCGCTGTGCGCGCCCGCGCAAGGCGGTCCTAACACCACCACGAAGGAGATCCCATGTCCCGCACCACCACGACCCTGGCTCTGGCTCTGAGCACGCTGCTCCTCGCCGGGACGACCACCCTGGCCGGGCCGAAACGCCCGCCTGCTGCCGCCACCACGGCGCTGCTCACGACGTATCTGACGCCGATGGAGCAACTCTGCCAGGCGCGTGGCCACGCCACGCGCACCCTCGCGCAGAACCGTGATCGCGGGATCAGCCGCTTTACGGCCCTGGCCCTCGTACGCCGCGAACAGGCGACCAGCGGCATTCCGCCGGTCATTCTGGCCACCTATGAGGCACTCATCCGCCTCGTCTACGACTTCCCGGACCTCCCCCCCACCCTGCTGCAACACGCGATTGAACGCGAGTGCCTCAAGGTCGCAGCTGCCCTGCCAGCCACCGAGGCCGACGCCGCACGGCTGCGCTACTAACGTGACCCCGACTGGGATTGACGCCCGCATTTGGGCTTGTCTCTCGGATCCCCACGGACTAGGATGCCCCCGTGCCTCGCCCGCCCTGAGCATGCCCCATGCGGTGAGAAGGAAACGTATGCGACCGCAGCATCGATGGACCGAAGCTGACGCGATTGCCCACGCGCAACGCCACGGGTTGACGCTTGACCCGGCGCTGACGGTGCGCCCGCCTGACCTCCCCGATGACACCCCAGAAGGCAGCCTGCTGGCACGAGTGAGACGGCTGGCGACCGATAATGGCTGGCTCACTTTTCATACGCACGACTCCAGGCGCAGCGAATACGGTTTTCCGGATCTGGTGTGCACGGATGGCACGGCTGTACTGATGTATGAGCTCAAGACGAACAGCGGGAAACTGACGCCCGAGCAACAGCGCTGGCTGTCCCTGCTCGAGCACACAGGCAAGGTCGAGGCAGGAATCTGGAGACCACGAGACTTTGCCCAGATAAGCGCACGCTTAACCCGCAAGGAGACCCAGCATGAAACAGACACCGTATAGCCCCGAGGAGATCTCCATGACCACCGACGACTGTTGGCAGGTGATGGCCAGCCTGGGCGACTGGATGGAGGGCAGGCATTGACCATAGCACGGAATATCAATGAACGATTCTTTGAAAAGGTCCGTCACGATGCAAGTGGGTGTTGGCTCTGGGAAGCTGGCCTAACAGACCACGGCTATGGAACATTTCGTCTAGGCGGACGCAGCGATGGCAAAATCTATGCCCATATTTATACGTATGAACTCTTGATTGGTCGTGTACCAGATGGGCTTGAATTAGATCATCTCTGCCGCACTCCCTCTTGTTGTAATCCATGGCATCTTGAGCCAGTAACGCACCGCATCAATAGTCTTCGTGGCATCTCGCCTACTATCCTGATGCATCGAGCCAATCTCTGTAAACGCGGCCATTCTCTGCTTGGTGACAATGCCTATGTCAGACCTAGTGGCGAGCGCAACTGCCGTATCTGTCTGCGTATGCGCAAAAGTATTGTCTGGAAAACCCGCACACGCGAGGAGCTTGTATGATGCAGGATGAAACGTGTTGGTTATGTTCCACGCCTCCGGGCACGATGACGCGCAAGCTGCACGAGACGTGCTGTACCTGTGGCTTTGCCCTGACCGCCCACCGCTACGGCCATCCCCATGCGCTGGCCGTAGTAGGCTGTGCGGCCTTTCTGGCGGCGCTGCCACTGCCACCGCAACCCGAGACAAACGCGCAACCGGCGCTCTTTTGAAAGGAGGCCCTCCCATGCGACGTCCGCCCGTCCTCGGTCCTATCAACGGCGGTCTGCTCGTGCTGCTCGTGGCAGCGTATCTCCTCGCCACCGTTGTGCGCGACACGACCGTACCTCTCTCCGCGCCCCCCGTCCAGACGCGCGCCCTGACCGATGGCGATGTGCTCCACTTGCTCGATCGCGGCGACCCGTACACGACGCAAGTGCTGCGCGATATTTACCACATCTACCGCCGACGCGGTCAGGACGTGCCGACGGCGTATCAGGGGACCATGGAGGCATGGCGGCAGGCGCTCAATGCTGCACCACCGCCGCGCCTGCGCTCCCTCTAAAGACGGCAACGACTGGAAACCGCTGGCGCCGCCACCACCACCTGAACTGGACGCGCAACCGGCGCTGTTCTGAGGAGAAACGTGATGTCTGAACTCATGCCATTCGCTGTTCGGCAATTAGGCAGTGATACCGTGAATACCGTGAATGCGCGTGATCTCTATAGCTACCTGGAACTGACTAAACCGTACGCCGATTGGATCAAGATGCAGCTTCGGCGTGCCCATCTCCTTGAAAATAGGGATTATGTAGTTTATCACCAAGAAGTGAAAAACCCCCAAGGAGGCCGCCCGGCACGCGAACACCATCTCACCCTGAAACGGACGCGCAAGTCGCGTTGTTCTGAGGAGAAACGTGATGTCTAATCTGATTCCATTTCACTTTGGCACGCGTGAAGTCCGCATACAACTTGATGAGAACGGTAAACCATGGTGGGTAGCAAAAGATGTCTGTGAAGTTTTAGACTTGCGCAATGTTTCAGATGCCGTCGGGAGGCTAGAGACAGGCGAGAAGGGTATCGCTCTGGTCGATAAACTGTTGATTATTAATGAATCAGGACTCTACCGTTTGATTTTCAGGAGTGATAAGCCTGAAGCCAAACGGTTTCAATCGTGGGTTTTTGAAGAGGTCCTACCCCAAATCCGTAAGACCGGCACATATGCCCCCCCCCAGGTGAAAAACCCGGCCCACCAGTTGCTCATTGATACCGTGGTCCGTCTCGATGCCGTCGAGCAACGGGCGCTGGAAGCGGAGCACCGTGCCGAGGAAGCGAACGCGAACGCCCGCCGCGCCTTAGAAACGCAACTCTTTTTCACTATTGCGGAGTATGTCTATATCAACCATCTACAGAAGCAGATCCCGGAATCGGCCTACAAAGCCTGTAGCGATCATCTGCGCGCGTACTGTCTCGACCACGGCATCCCGTTCCGTAAGGCGGCGGTGGGCGGGAAACGCTGGGAGGACGAGTATAGCTTTCACACGAACGTCTACACCGAAGCGTTGCCCGGCTGGCTCAAACGCCGCTTCTCGCAGGCCACGTTGCATATCATGCCTACGAGTTAGCAGCGTCCCGCTCAGTCCGACGCCGTACCCCAACCTAGGCGCGCCGCTGGCGCTATCTGAAGGAGCAACATGCATCAGCCACGAAAGGATCTGGGCGAAGTGCTTCAGGACACCTGGTCGGCCTGTTATGACACAGGCTGGCAAGGCTTGATCTGTCCTGAAGCCTTCGCCCACTGAGGACCCCGCCAAATTTTCCCGCAGCTTGATCCAGCGTATCTATCAGCACTGCGCCGCCGAGGGATGGCTGGCACCAGGATCAACAGTACTAGATTGCTTCGCGGGTACCGGACTCGGGGGGTTGGATGCCGCCCTCGCCGGCTATCGTTTTATCGGTGTAGAGTTGGAGGCGCGTTTTTGCGCCCTGGCCCACGGCTTTGACTGTGGCGGCTCGGACGCCAAGCACGAGGCCTGTAGCCAGCAAGAATCCCACGAGCCGCACCACGTCACGGGAAACCTGGAGTTGTGGCAACGGCGCTACGGGCACCTCCCGCAGTGGGTGGCGCCGACGCTGCTCCAAGGCGATTCGCGGGCACTGGGGACCGTACTGCGGGACCAGATCACGGCATGCGTGGCCTCGCCACCATTCGGTGCAGAACAATCAGGCGGGGGCATTGCGATAACCGGCACTCCTAGCCAACGCAAGTCCCCTGGCTCTACGTCACCTGTAGGCTATCAGCATCAGGGCACGGCCCCCGGTCAGCTCGGCGCGCTCCCCCCCGGCTCGCTCGATGCGGCGATCGCCTCCCCGCCCCATGTCCACGGCCTGGGCAAAGAGCATACCTACTCCGACCACGCCAAGCGCGAGCGGGACAGCCACAGCGGCATCTACCGCGACAAGGGCATTGCCGACCCGTACTATGGCAGTGACCCGGCGCAACTGGGGAACCTGCCAGCGGGGTCGCTCGATGCGTGCCTGAGTAGCCCGCCGTACGCAGACGGTTGTCACCGCACAGGCGGGACAAATACCCCCCCCGCAGTACGCGGCGATGGGACGGCCTTCAGAGAAGGGCAAAGCATGGCGTTTACTCACTACGGCAGCGCCCCGGCGCAGCTGGGGAACCTGCCAGCGGGGTCGGTGGAGGCGGCGATCTCGTCGCCCCCGTATGAGGCCAGTGTCACGGTAGGCCATGCACCAGAGAAGGACATTGCCAGGGCTGTCGCCGCAGGGCATACGCTTGCCTCCATGGGGAATCCCGGCGGGCAACTCCGCTATGCCTTTGAATATGGCACCGACCCGGCTCAGCTTGGCAACGAGCACGGCACCACGTTTTGGGAAGCCAGTAAGCAGATACTCGAGCAAGTAGTGGCCCTATTAAAACCAAATGGCATTGCCGTATGGGTGGTCAAATCATACGTGCGCGAAGGGCAAATTGTTGATTTTCCAGGACAATGGAGAACTTTATGCGAATCCCTGGGCCTGGTCACGCTACACGAGCACCACGCGCTCCTGGTCGAGGACCACGGCACGCAGGGTTCGCTGTTTGGCGCCGACACCACACACCGCACCGAGCGCAAGAGCTTCTTCCGCCGCCTGCATGAGAAGAAGCGCCCCGACCTGGCGATTGATTATGAGGTGGTCCTGTGTATGCAGAAGCGCGAGGGGACGACAGCAGGGAATGTTGAGGTGTGCGTAAGTTCCCCACCGTATGCGGCCCACACCGTCCACGGCAACGATGGTATTGACTGGGCACGCGCCAGCAATGACGGCCAAACACGGGGCCAGTCGGCGGCAGCCGACTATGGTCACACTGAGGGCCAACTGGGGGCGATGCCCGCCGGCAGCCTCGACGCGTGTGTGAGTAGCCCCCCGTATAACCTCCCCATGTCCCAGGACCATAACGGCAGTCGGGGCGGCGCTCGGGGCACAACCCCGAGCGAGCAGGGCGCATTCGTGAAGTATGGCAGCACGCCGGGACAACTCGAAGGCATGCCCCCCGGCAGCCTGGACGCCGTGGTGAGTAGCCCGCCCTATGCCGCGTCCTTCCGTGGACAGACGGAGACGGCGACGCGCATAGAACTGGAGAAACGGTTTCCACACTGGCACACCGGTGGACGCTCGCAACTTGATACGCCACGTGGCTACGGCACCACGCCGGGCAACCTGGGCAACCTCCCCGAGGGCCTGACGCCCTAGCAAGGAGTCCTCCATGCGCCGCACCTCCACCGCCCGGCGCCGTGCCTATCGGCAGTTGCTGCGCGATCCGCGCTGGCAGCAGACGCGCCTGCGCATCTTCGCCCGCGATCACTGGACCTGCCAAGCGTGCGGGGCCACGACGCGGGAGTTGCAGGTGCACCACAAGTGGTACGTGGCGGGGGTGTTGCCCTGGGAGGTCCCGCCCCAGGCGCTGGTGACCCTCTGTGTGGACTGCCACAGGAAGCAGAAGAAGCGGCACTAACGGTCAGGGACCTCCTGCTGCCAGGGCCAGGCATCGGTCGGGACGCCCAGACAGAATAGCAAGCGTTTGTGGGGATAGAGCCGTACCGCCGTGGCTTCGGCGAGGGCTTGCATGGCCAAGTCGTGGACCACGATGGTGTCCCCGTCCAGGGCGCCGTCGAGGGCGTCGGCCAACGCAGTGGGCCAGTTCCCCGAGGGCAGGAGATGGACGAGGCTATGGGCCTCCAGGCGCGGGTACTCAGGCATTGGGACCTCCATCGGAGAAAGGATACGTGATGAGCCCGACCCAGCACCAGGCGCTGCCCGCCGCGCATCGCCGCCACCTCTGGCTGCCCGCCAGCACTACCACGCTCACGCTGATGATGCCGTCGGGCGAGAGCTACGCCTTCCAGACGTGGCGTGATCCCATCCGGCGCCTGGTCGCCGATCATGTCATGTGTACGGAAGCGCCGGAGCCGCACTGGTTGCACAAACAGGTGCAGGCGGAGCCGCTGCTGCCGCTGTCGCGCTAAGAAGAAACGGGGCTAGAGCGCCCCGTCGCGGTCGCCGGGCGCGACGAGTTGGTGGAACAAGACACGCTCGGGCATGACCTTGTCCCGCTTCGCTTTCTCCCGCAAGGCAATTTCCATGATGGCCGAATGACTCAAACAGTGCAGCTCGCTTAAGAGTTCCAGGAGTTCCTTGGCACTCGCCGAGAGCCGCACCGTCGTGGTGACTCTCTTGAGCATATTTTCTCCTTGCTAATCGACTTCATTGTGCCTTAATATTGCTATAAGTATGACACAAAATCGTCTGCCATGCTAGGAGGTTTGTGTTTTGCGGCGCTCCTCGGTGAGCAAGCGCCGGATCATAGGAGAAAGCCGCTCGGGTTGATGCTTCGCCCACTCCAGTAACTCTGCTGGCAGGTGGATATGGGTATCCACCATACCCGCCTGCTTCACCGGCCCGCGCTTTTTATGCACACGCTCAGAAGGAGGTGTATCCGTGGGATATAGATTAGCCAATTATTTACCCTCTCGCAAGCTAGGGGTGGTAGCCACGCATGCCGCCAAGAGGATACACCTATGACGCCACTCTCAGAACACCGTTGGTACACCCCCGCCGAGTGTAGTGCCCTCGTGCTGGGGGTGCAGCATGGCAGCCGCTACTGTGCCCCTTGCCCCGCCTGCCAGTCCTCGCGCACGGACGCCTTAAGTATCACCGAAGGCAAAGATCGCGACGGCCACCCGATGACGCTGCTCTACTGCTTTGCGCACCAGTGCCCCATTGAAGATATCTGTGCCGCCATGGGGATCGAGGTCCGCAACCTATTTTGTATCCATCCTGACTACGCCAGGGCCACCCGCTACGCCCCCAGAGCCAGGAGCCCACGCATCGACCGGCTCAAGAGCCTGGAGGAGCCGACGCCTGACGAGATTGCCCAGATATTGCTGGAAGAGATGATCGTCTCAGACCCCCAGTGGATACAGGTATGCGCACCCGCCAGGACAAAGCTATGGGAGTTGGCCCAAGCGAGTCCGAAGACGAAGGAGGCGATCACGAAAGCGCTCTACGATGCCCACCTTTCACCCGTCTATTTCTGGGAGACCCTGGCTGCTGACGTGGAAAGGGGGGGCGATGGCCATAACGTTACACCAAGCTGAGTTGCTCGAACTGTTAGAGAAGAAAGGCACGAGTCCTGAGACCTGGGTTGATCCGCACAACCTGATGGAGTTGGGACGGATGCTTGAGGAGAAGAGTCTCAATGCGCGCATCTTCCGCGCCGCCAGGCTAGCGAGCTACAGCCGGCAAGACATTCTTGAGGCGATTGCCGATGCGCAACGGCGCAACAATGGGCACTCTCCCACACGCCTCGCCCATGAAACGCTGACCGAACTCCTTGCGGCTGACATCCCGGCACCGCTCCAACTGTTTGAAGGGCTGATGCACGAAGGCATGTTGCTGTTTGGTGGCAAGAGCAAGCGCGGGAAGTCCTGGCTCATGTTCGACCTTGCCCTGAGCCTGGCCGTGGGGCGGGCGGGTTTTCGGCATTTCCCCTGCCCAGAGCCCCGCCCCATTTTGTACCTCGCCCTTGAAGACGGACGTGCCAGGCTCCAGGGACGGGCGCGGACGATCCAGCCAAACCTGACGACCGCCAACGCCTTTCATCTCATGTACAACTTTCCCGCCCTCGCCGATGGTGGCCTAGAACTCTTAGCCGAGGCGATTGCGCAGGAGCACTACGGCCTGGTCGTTATTGACGTGCTCGGGAAACTGGAGTCCCCCAAGAACGGCAGAACCGAGAAGAATTACCATGATATTTACGAGATGTTTACCCCTCTCCAGGACTTGCGCAAGCAACATCCCTTCTGCTTAGCCATGCTGACCCACTTACGCAAACAGGATGCCGATGACATCTTTGATAGCCTGCTCGGCTCGGTGGCCTATCAGGGCGCGCAAGATGTCTTGTGGGTCTTGGAGCGCAAACCCAAAGATGATTATGCGTTCCTGCATATTCGGGACAAGGACGCCGACGATACGACCATTGCCTTGCGCTTCTTAGAGGGGCATTGGGAATACATTGGTGAGGGGGATGAATATCAGATGACCCGTGATCAACGCAAAATCATCAAAATTCTGGCGGAAGAACATCGAGAGATGGGGATCGAAGAGATACGCAAAGCCTGTGAATGGCCTGACGCAAAATATGGCTACACTCGCAAACTGCTCGTCACTATGGTCAAAGATGATCTCATTCATCATTCAAGCTATGGAAAATACAGTGCGACGGTCCGTGCAACCAAAGAGATGATCTTAGAGGATGAAGCCGATGATTCGGTCCCATTTTAGCGTGTTGCGTTCAAAAGTAACACTTCACAACTTGGGCAACTTGGACAACTTTGGCAACTCTACAAGAGGACATTTATGCCTAGGAATATGTTAACTATGATATCTATAAGTTGTACTAATGCTGTATTAGTGCAACTTATACACCTTTATATTCATAGGGTTATGGGGAAGTTGTCTTTTTTGTCCAAGTGGCCCAACTGTTACTTTTGACTCGAAGACGCGCGCGCGCGTGAAGATACCTCGCGCGTGAAGACGTCTTAGGAGGAAATCACTATGGCACAAACAATGCGACAGCGGATCGCTTCAGATTGGCGGGAGTGGTGGGACGAACGAGTAGCCATTATGGAAATTGATGGCGGTCTGTCACACGAGAAAGCTGAGGAAAAGGCAACCGTCTGTCTGTTGGATTGGGCAAAGACCCATAAGCCCCTTGATTATTCACATGAGGGAAAAGTGTATGTGATCCATGAAGAGGGTACCGCGCTCTACAAGATTGGGCGGAGCTGGTCTCCCTGGAATCGTCGGAAGCAACTCCAAGAAGGCGCCGCCAGGCCCTTGCATCTCCTGCGTGAAATCTATCATTACGATTGCTTTACCTTAGAGCGGGAACTGCACAAACGCTACAAGAAGTACCGTGTTCGTGGCGAATGGTTTGCCTTGCCTCAACAGCTACTTACCGCATTGCTCGAAGAAGACTTTACCTGTAACCGTGGCAAAGGAGTGCAAGACCTATGACACCTCCTCTTCCCACCTGGCTCACACCAGCACAGCGCGCCGTCTATATCGCCTGTGCCCACATCTCGAACCGCACCATGGCGGACGCCACCATCGCCGAGTGCCAGGCCGTCAGTGCCGATGCCCACGTTGGTGCGACCTACGCGCGGCTCAGCGACGTCGCCCTGAGCGGGGATGTGCTGGGCACCCAGGCAGCCGCCCAGGCCTACAACGCCGCGCTGCGCGAGGCCCTGACGCGCGTACGAGCGAGGGAGGCCCATGGATAGAGTCTACAAAGAGCTGCGGCAGGGCGAGGCCCCCGACGTCCCCGACCCTGCCGTGCGGGACTGCGTGCTACGCCTGGCGCTCGTGTGTATGGCCCTCGACCCTACGAGCGCCCTGACGCCCGACCAGCGCGCCTGGGTGAGAGCCCTCCAGCAGCGCACGACGCCGTTTACTGAGGGCGAACGTACCCGGCTCAAGGCACCCATCCTCACCTGGGTCGGAGCGCGGATGCCGCGGTGCCTGGATGTCGTGAAAAAACAGTTTGACGGGTAGCGCAGCATGGAATACACTCTATTCACTTTATTCATGCGTGCCACATAGAAAGGATGCGCCATGGCCCCGAGCCCAACGAGTCAAATTACGATAGTGTTTGACCGCGAACGGATGCGCGAGTTTCGTGCGGAATGTATCCGCCGCGATACGACGCCGACTGAGGAGTTACGCCGCTTCATGGATCAACGCTTAGACGAGTGGCTGCACGCCACCCAAGGAGCCCCCGATGGCCGAGACCGCCGTTAGTCGCAAGTCGGCGCTACTGCCTGCACCCGTGGTGAGCACCATGCGCGACCTCATGCCCGATGTCTACAAGCTGCTCCCCCCCGACATCACCAGCGAGCAATTCCGCGCCGCCTGCTGGCTCGAACTCACCGGCAACAAAGACGTGTCCGAGTGCGTCGTTGAAAGCATTCGGGACGCGATCATTTACGCCGCCAATTATGGCCTCATGCCGGGCAGAGATGCCCACTTTATCGCCTACAAACAGAAGAAATACCGGAACCAGAAGGGCCTACAGTGCATCCCGACCTACTTTGGCGTTATCCGCACGCTGGACCGCACCGGCAAAGTGCGCCGGGCCTTCGCCCATCCCGTCCACGAGGGGGACGAATGGTCCTTTGATATGTTCCAGGATCGTCCCGTGCATCGCCCTGCCGTCACGCTGGGCAAGAAGCCCGGTGCCGAGTTGTTTTATTACGGCGCGGTCATGTTCAAGTCGGGCGACTGCGCCTTTGAGGTCCTGACGCTGGAGGACCTGGACGCGATTCGCCGCCGCGCGCCTGGGCATGAAAGCGGTCCCTGGGTGAGCGATACGGTCATGATGAAGCGCAAAACTGCCATTAAGCGCGTCGCCAAGTACGTGCAGCTGACGCCAGACCTGCGCCAGTTCTTTGAGGGAGACGACGAGCGCGAGAAAGAAGACATCCCCCAGGCACGCCACCAGCAAAATGTGATTGATCTCTTTGGTGAGGGGGCCGACCCCACCGCCCACGGTGCTCCGGCGGCCGTCCCGCAGCCCGTCCCGCAGCCCGTAGAACCCGACAACCCGCTCATCGTGCGCATTGAGGAGGTGCTGACGCAGCGCGGCCTGGAGTATGACGCCCGTGCGGACTGGTGGGAACGGATGGCGGCGACGTACCCCGACCTGGGGGAACCGACCACTCTGGCGATGCTCTATGATGCGCTTGTGAGCGAGAATGCCCCTAGAAACCCCCAGGATGGCCCAGGAGCCACGAAGTCCCCCAGGGAAGGGGGTACGGACGTCAGGACGCCAGAAGCTGCCAAGCAGCCTGACGAGGACATCGACTTCTTTTCTGAGTAGACGGATAACACGCGGTTGTTCGACCTACTAATGTGACAGATTTTAGTATGAAATTAGTAGAGAGAAAGGAGCCCCATGCTGACGCCCTGCCATGAGCGACACCCCCACAGGAGCATACCTATACGCCACAGATTCGTGATGATGGTGAGGCCAATATCTGGAAATGTGGCCGCTGTGGATACAGGACGCCGTGGACAGTCGGCGACTATGCGGAAGCCTATGTCGAGGGCGACAGGATATCCCGTGCGCAATCAAAGCACAGACACCACCTGTAAAGGAGACTACCCATGCATCCCAATGACGAAAGCGTGCGCTATGTGCGCGGGGAGCAGCACCACCACGCGACCATTACCAATGCGGTCGCGCAGGACATTCTGCGCCTTTGGCAGGCACGTCGCAAGGAGTACGGCATCCAAACGGCACTGGCCCGGCAGTTCCAGGTGTCCCACGGCGTCGTGCACAATATTATTCACGGCAAAAGCTGGCGCGTCGCCACACGCCAGCCCTGAGAGGATCCACGCTAAGGAGGGAACCGATGCCCCTGCCCACCCCCTATCGTCGCCTCGAGTTTCGCGCCCACGAGTTGGCCCGCGTCGAGCACTCCCTGGCGGATTGTATTGCCGCCGCACTCGCCCTGGTCCACGACACCTTGCGCCCCTGGAAGGTGTGGTGTTTGCCTACGATGGGGTGGATGTCTTTCTCGACAGCACGTCCCGGAGCGTTGACCAACTGGTAGCAGAGTATACGTGCCTCGTCCAGGAACGCGGGCACTAGGACGGACCTCATGGCTACATCATACTGTCCCGCCCTGCACCCCGAGCAGCACGCCCACGACCTTGCCCATGCCCGCTACGCCACCCCGAGCCAGGACGGTTGGTGGATCTATCTGTGCTGCGGCAACTGTGGCACGTGCTACCGCGAGGCGGTGAGTGTCTGGGAGACCGAGCTCCGACGCCGCGAGCAGCACGCCGCCATCGTCGCCGCCGCCGTGCCACACGATCGCTTTTATCGGCACGGCATCTAGGCAGCCACTACGCGAGGAGTCTCTATGAGCAGTCCGCTCTGGGGATGGTGGCCCTGGACCACGCCCCTCATGGGCCTGATCGTGGTCCTTCTGGCCTGTCTCTGCGCCGCCGGCTGTGTCAGGAGCCTGCACCGGGGAGCGTCTCGGCCTCTGCGCAGTCTCACGATGGCCCTGGGCTCCTTCGCGCTGATGCTTGGGTGTCTGCATGATGCGTTGCTCTTGCTGGAGCCCCTCTTGCCGTGATAGGAGGATTCCTGCAGCGCTCCCCCTCGTGCTACCGCTTGGCAACCATCACCTGCAAGGCCCTATTCCTGCAGCCCATGGCGTATGCTAGACTGCGCACGACGGACGGTTGTGTCCGCGCGTGTCTTCTCCCCCATACTGTGGAGGTTTCTCATGCGTACCCTACTCGCCCTGCTCATCATCATCATCGTGGTTCCCCCGGTCACGGCCCGCGTCTTTCCCTGCACCGCTGGCGATGCCGAGTGTATTAAAACGGCGATTGCCCGGAGTAATCTGCAGCCCGCCCGCGAGGACGTG